TAAGATAAGCCGCGCGGAGTATGAAACAAAGATGCCCGCAATCCGCTCTAATCAAGAGCTATTGTATGCGCAGCAGTTTGAGGGGCGAATGATGGCGGGCGCAGAGTTCCAACAGGTTCAGCCAGACTACTTCCCGCAAGATGAATTACCAAGCCCTGGCGCCGACCTTACTCACGATGACAAGGTTTATCTTGCTATGAAATGGGGGCGGCTGTACTCTCCAGACGAATGGGTACAGCTTGAGCGCGATTATCAAGGAATGGTAGAAAACCTTGGCGCAAAAGACACAGATACAAAGAATACTATTATCTTAATCTGCAAAGCCAATCTAAAAATGAATAAAGCAATGGATATGGGCGATACAGAGGATGCGCTCAAACAGTCCAGAATGTACGATATGCTGCGCAAGTCACTTAAGCAGGTTGCCGCACAACATAAAGAAGGTGCGGGATTCCTTAACTCTGTTGGTGAGATGGTAGCCTATTGTGAAAAGAGTGGCGGCGCAATCCCGTGTCACCAGATTTCTGCGCCTATTGATATTGTAGATAAAGTAATTAAGGACTTAAAAGAATATAACAAGTCTTTAATTTATGCTGATGCTTCTCTTGGCGGCCAGATAGAGGATTATTTAAAAGCCAAAGCCATTCTCGACCAAAAGAAGAGAGATAGACAAGGTGGGCAAAAAAATGAAACAGAAGATTCCGATTTTTCTGAATTCCAAGAGAGGATGATAAATTTTAAAGAAGAAGAGGAGGAATCAACAGAAGAAGATGAGTCTTAAATCTTTACTTAATCTTTCTATTGAGAGAGAACAGGGCGAGTTGCAATCTCAAGAGGAATTAACAGAAGAAAGATTGAGTAGACAAATGGATAGTCTAAGAAGCCTAATAGCTTTTTATCGTGAGTATCCGGACCTCTTGGTAGATGAACTAACAGGTTGGGCAAAAACTCACGATAATAGCGGCTTCCACTTTTATTTTTATCAGAGAGTGTTTTTGCGGGCGGTCATGCGGCACAGATTTATTTATGCGACCTTCCCGCGTGCGTTCTCAAAATCTTTTCTTTCAATGATGGCCTTGATGTTGAGGTGTATTTTATATCCTAATACTCATGCGGCTATCACTACGGGGGGTAAATAAAATTGCCGTACATTGAAGAAATTTAATGTATAATCATTGCGGTATTAAGCGAGAAGGCTGTGATGCTGACTCGAACCGAAGGCTATTTAATAGCCAGGGGCAACGCGTAGAAGGTGAAAAGATATAATCCTTCCAAGAGACCGCAACACAACATCTTATAGAGATGTTTGAGACTATTGTTCCCGATAGTCAATACCTAACGTTAAACGAGGGTGAAAAAGTACGCTGGGCTTATGTGAAAAAGAAGCATAAGAACTAAGAGATAAAAAACTCTTAGGATAACAAAACGAAAGAGCAAGCAGCTTCAATTACAGTTTCTAAGATTGAGGAGATATGTTCTCTAATCCCTGCGCTAGAAAGTGAAATCAACTGGGAGCGCGGCCAATCTAAGAAAACAAAAGATACTGTAAAATATATTTTTAAGAACGGCTCTACAATAGATATACTTGCCGCAAAAGAGAGTTCGCGCGGACAGCGTAGAACTTGCCTATTGATGGAGGAGTGCGTTCTTATTGATGGAGACATACTTAACTCCGTCATCATACCAACGACTAACGTTAACAGACTTCTTCCAGACAACACTCGCCAAAATGAAGAAGTCGTAAACAAGTCGCAAATATATATCACAACAGCAGGTTGGAAGAATAGCTTTGCTTATTCTAAACTTGTTGAACTATTGGTGCAAAGTATCATTGACCCCGAAGAGTGTATGATAATGGGCGGAACCTATGAAACGCCTGTTACAGAAGGGCTTCTGGATGAGGACTTTGTTGACCAATTAAAACTTCAAGGAACTTACAACAGCGAAACATTTGATAGAGAGTATAAAAATATTTCTGTACTCTTTAAATTGCTGAGAATTGCGGGGAACTCCTTAGAGTCTTTTGGCTACAGCGTGAGTATGAAACAAGACTGGGCGCGAACGCTTAAAAAACAAAAGAATTGGACAATCCGCAGCCGAGCCTCGAACAGAGGAAGGTTCAACGACTAAGTGCTTTTATCTCTATTGTTAGAATAAAAGACAGTTCAGCACTTCATAAAAAAGAAAGGAGTCGTCATTATTAATTATGATGAGTCAAATAGTAATTGATAATATCGGTACTCAATTTTATATAACCGAAGATGGGCGGTGCTACAACTCGGCAACTCATAGATTCCTCAATGGAACAGTCCATATGAGGGGCTTCCGCGAGTACGTTTTGCCGCTTAGAAATGCAGAAGGAAAAATTTACAAACACAAAAAGACTTATGCGCATAATCTTGTTGCGGAAGCTTTTTTGCCGAAGCCAAAGACAGACAAGAAGCTTTATGTTATTCACAAAGACGGAAACAAGCTTAATAATCATATGGATAATCTTTGTTGGGTGTCGCGGCAAACTTCTACGGCAGTAGGTGGAACAGTAACACAAGAGCAAAAAGAAAAATTTGCGGAGGCCACTGTTTTTCAAGCTGTCTATTGTTTCAACAGGAACAGAGAGATTGTGGCTAAGTACAAAAATCTTCTTGCGGCCAGCCTTGCGACAGGAGTTTCCGAAAAGGATATTATGACCGCCGCATCACAGAAGGAACTTAGCAGAATTAATGACTTCTATTTTTCTTTTGCTCCTACTCTTGAGAACGTTCGGTTTTATGAAAAACAACAAAAGCAAAAAGCAGTATATCAGTATTCCTTAACAGGTAAATATATTAATAAATATGAATCTGTGGGGCTTGCGGCGCGCAGCATTGGGAAGGGGTCTTATGCAAGTTTAATTTCACAGTGCGCGCGAGGTAAGTGTGCTTCTGCTTTTGGTTTTGTTTGGAAATATGAAGAAGATATAGTCTCATCTTTGAACGAAAGTCAAAGTTAAGAAAAATTGAGAAGTATTTGGAGCGGAGACGCGAAAAACGCATTTTATTCATCGGAAAGTTTTGACAGCCAGAGAATTTTGGCTCTTGCCGAAGAAACCTATGACGCCAAAAAAGCCAAGACTTGCTATTATGTTTTGGGCGTTGACGTAGGCCGAATTGGATGTACAACAGAGGTGTGCGTTTTCAAGGTGTCGCCGCAACCCATGGGGACTTCTATTAAGTCTCTTGTGAATATTTACACTTATGAAGCAAAAGACTTTGAAGAACAATCTATTGCTTTAAAGAAATTATACTATAAATATAAAGCTAGAAGTATTGCTATTGATGCTAATGGACTTGGCGTAGGCTTAGTAGACTTCTTGACTAAAAGTCAAGTTGACCCAGAGACGGGCGATGTTTTGCCGCCTTTTGGAGTCGAAGGTGGAACAACAGAGAATGTAACTGATTTGTATAAAGATATTAAAGGCGCAGGCGTTGAAGCAAACGCGCTCTTCCTTATTAAAGCAAATGCAAATCTTAACTCCGAGGCCTATTCTTATGCGCATACGCAGCTTAGCTCTAGTAAGATTAAATTCTTAATAGACGAGGCGCAAGCTAAGACTAAGTTAATGACTACTAAGGCGGGCCAGGCTATGACCTCGGAACAGCGCAACGAGTATTTGCGGCCTTACGTTTTAACTTCTTCTCTCAAAGGCCAGATGCTTAACTTAGCAGAAGAAAATCAAGGCGTGAATATTGTTCTAAAGCAAGTTAGTCACGGTATCCCCAAGGATAAATTCTCTGCTTTTATTTATGGATTATATTATATAAAACAAGAGGAAGATAGACAAAAGAAGAAAAGGCGCAGAAGTATGTCTGACTTTATGTTCTTCTCTTGATAAAAAAAGAAAAAATGGGCGCGGGCATTTTTTTGAAAACCCTCGCCTATTTTTTTCTATATAATTTGAAAGGAGATTTCAAAATAATGAGAGCCAGTCGCGGCGAAATAAAAATAGAAGAAATTTTGAAAAATGCGGGAATGAATTTTGTAGAAGAGTACACTTTTCCAGACTTGGTTTCAACGTCTGGCCGCCCACTAAGATTTGATTTTGCGGTCTTTGATGACAACGGCGCACTTGATTTTTTAATTGAATACCAAGGTGTTCAACATTACGAAGGCAAGTCTAAGTTTGGCGGCAAGTCTGGATTAAGAAAACAACAATACAATGACAATCTGAAAAGAGAGTATTGCCGCAGAATGGGATATACCTTAGTTGAAGTTCCCTATTGGGATGAAGGAATTATGAATTATGATTACCTATTAATAAAAGCTGGCTACTAATTTTTAAGAGGGGAGGTATAATGTACTTTTGATTAATAGAATAAAAGAAGTAAATAGAATGGCGACGTCTGCACAACAGCAAATCCTACCAACTGACTTCTCTCAAATTAGAGTCGGAATCCGTGCTTTAGAAGATGCAGTTCTTGATAACGTGGGGACTTTAAAAAGGGCAAATCCGCGGTATGGCAACAAAGACTTCGTTTCAGACGCGATTAATAAGAACGATGCGGCTTCTTTAAGAGAAATTTCAAATTTCTTTTATAAAACAAGCGGAATCTACAATCGCATTTGTCGATATTTTGCATATCTTTATCGTTATGACTGGATGATTACCCCAGTTATCAATAACGGAAAAAATTTTACTTCACAAGAAGAAATAAAACGGGCAGAAAAAGATAAAGTTCTTAATAATTTTTTCGAGATACTTAGATATCTTGATGCTTTTGAGGTGAAGCAATTTTTTGGAGATGTTGCTTTAAAAGTTGTGAGAGATGGATGCTACTATGGATATTTAATTCGTCAAAATGGCGAAACAGCTTCTGTCCAAGAGTTGCCCATCAAGTATTGCCGCAGCCGCTTTAGTGTAAATAGGCATCCCGCAGTAGAATTTAACATGAAATATTTTGACGATATGTACAGTGATTCAGAACAGCGGGCAAAAATATTAAAACTATTTCCTTTAGAATTCAAAAAAGGATATGAGGCTTACAAAAAAGGTCGTCTAATTCCGGATTTTAAGGGAGATACTGCGGGTTGGTATCTACTAGATATAGAAAATGCGATTAAGTTCAGTATAAATAGTGATGATACTCCACTTTTTATTCCTGCGGTCTTAGGTATAATTGACTTAGACGAAGCGCAAGAAATGGATAAAAGGAAGGTGGCGCAAAAGCTATTAAGAATCTTAATTCAGAAGATGCCGCTTGATAAAAATGGCGACCCAGTATTTAGTGTAGAGGAAGCGCGCGAACTTCATAATAATGCGGTGACTATGTTATCTAGGTCTATTGGAGTAGATATTCTTACTACTTTTGCGGACGTTGACGTTGCAGATATGTCAGATAAAAGCAATAGTTCCCAAACAGATGATATTCAAAGAGTTGAGCGCGCCGTCTATAATGATTTCGGTGTGTCTCAAATGAACTTCAACAGTAGTAGCAATACTGCATTGAATAATTCTATTCTGAACGATGAATCTTCTTTAGCGAGTCTAATTCGGCAATTTGAATCTTTTTTGAATTTCCTCTTGAAGCCTTATAATAAAAACCCAAAAAAGTGTCTTTTTAAGGCGCAGGTGTTATTTACAACGATTTATAATTATAAGGATTTAGCAAAAATTTACAAGGAACAAACTCAATTAGGATATTCTAAAATGTTGCCGCAAATAGCACTTGGTCAATCACAAAGTTCAATTTTGGCGAACGCTTATTTTGAGAATGATATTCTTAATCTGGTGACTAAATTTATTCCGCCGCTATCATCTCATACTATTAACTCTACTGACCTATTGGCGCAAGAGGAAAATAAAGAGAGCGGCCGCCCAGAGTTGGAAGATAATGAAAAATCAGAAAAAACACTTGCGAATAGAGAATCGCTATAAAAGAAGAAAGGAGTGAAAAATTTTTGAGAACTATTGAGACTTTAGAAGTTATGGATTTCTTAAATTTAAGTCCAGTAGACATAAACCCTTTAATGTCTGAATGTAAAATAAAAGTCCTTTATACGGGAGAAAACCGAAATGGGACTTCCATTTCAAAGGGTGTCGCCGTAGAAATGGCAAAAACCTTAAGGGGCGCGCCCATAGTAGGATATTTTAATGAACAGACTAAAGATTTTGAGGGACATGAAAGCCGCCTAGAGTTGGATGAAGAGACTGGCGAATTTAAGTTCAAGAGCATCACAGTTCCATACGGTTTTGTTGCGCCAGACGCAGAAGTTTGGTTTCAGAAGTTTATAGAAGATGGCGTTGAAAGAGTATATCTTGTAACAACGGGCTATCTTTGGACAGGGCAGTTTCCAGAAATAAAAGAAGCTATAGAACGCGGCTGCGGTCAGTCGATGGAATTAGATGAAAAAACTTTAGATGGAAAATGGGCAAAAAATGAAAACCAGAATCTTGAATTTTTCATAATAAATGACGCTACTTTTTCTAAACTCTGCATTTTGGGAGAGGATGTTGAGCCCTGTTTTGAAGGCGCCAGCGTTTCTACTTATTCTCTTGATAAAGAGTTTAAGAACACTTTATATTCAATGGTAGCCGATTTGAAAAAAATAGTTGAAGGAGAAAAAAATATGGGCAATATTCAAGAAAATCAAGAGCCTGAAAATCTAGATATTCAGGCAAGTGAACCCAATGTGACTTTTACCCGAACAGAAGAAGAGTACTCTGTGGCAATCACTGAAAAGGAATCTTTAGAAGATAAGGTAAAGGAATATGAGACTCAAATCGAGAATCTTACAAAAGAAAGAGATGAGTTGCAGACAAACTTTTCAACCGTGACCGCAGAAAGAGATGAATTATTAACTTTTAAGCAGGAAGTCGAAGATGCTGAAAAGGACGCTTTGATTGACAAGTTCTATATGCTTGGTGACGAGGATAAGAAGGACGTTATCGAGAATAAGCGGAACTATTCTTTGGATGAGATTGAATCTAAGCTGGCTGTTGTGTGCTATCGGAAGAAAATCAGTTTTGAGCCCGCAAAGCCAGAACAGGAAAAAGATAGCCCTGTCGTAACTTTTAATTTGAGCGGCGGAGATTTTAACAGCGAGCCAGATTGGGTGCAAGCCGTTAAGAGCGTTGAAAAAACACTATAACTAAGTAGGAAGGATATAAAAAATGAGAAAAGTTTATGACTCTAACGCTAAGAAGCGTATTGGTTTTGGACAAGTTGAATTAAATCATATGTCTGCTCAAAAGACAGGCCAGATTTACGCACAGCTTCCCGCAGGTAAGAAAAATGGGGGAGATTATACTCCTATTGAATCTCTTGAGAACGGAATGTTCTTAAAGTACAACGTTGCAGACGGTTGGGCTACTTTAGAAGGAGACGGCGAGTGGATGCTTGTGTACAATGAAGAGAAACTTTATGACAGCAAGCAGATGAGAAAGGATTTCCGCCTGTTTAAGGACGACTCTGTTGATGGAAAGCTTTATCCGCGACTTTACAAGGTGAACGTTGGCGACCTTTTCACTACCAACACATTTAAGGGCGCCGCAGGTTCTAAGGAGTCAAGAGTTGACTTCTCTACAGAGGTGACCGCTAAGGGAGATAAGTTTACTGTTGATGCGGCGACTGGCCTCCTCAAGAAGAACGCTACACCTGCCGCAACGGATGGCCCAGTGTTCCAGGCTGTGAAGCTTTATACAATGCCAGATGGCCAATTTGGTGTCCAACTGATGCGGATTCAGTAATTAGAGAGAGGAGATAAAATATAATGGCTTTAACTAGAGAAAATTTACTTGCCCTTGCAAAAGCTACTGCAAAGGCTTCTATTAACCCAAAGGCTAACTATTCTTTTAATAACGAGAGTCTTTCTTATACTGCACTGAATGAGGCATTTCGAAAGGAAGTCGATGAGTTAGCTAAGACTCATGCCCTTTACCGTCAGAATAAGAATCTTATTTTCGAGTTAATTGAGGTATCTCTTAGCGAGACCCTCCCGGCTAAGGTTCTCGAGACATATGGTCAGTTTGCGGACGTTAAGACCTATGCGCAGGGCGACAAGCCGACGTTCAAGGTGCGAATTTCCGACCTGTCAAAGCAGCGCGCGAAGGGCTTTATCACCCGTGTTGGACTCGCTGGCCGCTATGAGACTTTCAAACTGGATGGATTCTCTTTTGATATCCCGACTACTGCTTGGGGCGGAGCAGCGCAGATTGCGTTTGAGGAGTTCCTCGATGGCCGTATTCAGATGAGCGATGTTTACGACATTGTTCTTGAGGGTCTGAACGAGGCTGTGTATAAGGAAATCGCCAAGGGTCTTGAGGCTATGGTGAGTGACCTTCCCGCGGTGAATGTGACTACTCAAACAAGCTTCAATGAGGGTGAGATGGATAAGTTGCTTACTATTGCGGATTCTTATGGTAAGGCTACCATCTATTGCACATATGAGTTTGCGGCGACCCTTGTTCCCGCAGATAGTGCGCAATGGTCTGACGCTATGAAGCAGTCCAAGTGGGAGAATGGATGCCTCTTGAACTATAAGAGTCACAAGGTTGTTGTTCTGCCGCAGTCCTTTACGGATTCTACTAACAAGGAAAAGGTTATTGATCCTGCGAAGGCATACCTCATTCCGACTGGTTCAGAGAAGCCTGTCAAGGTTGCTTTTGAGGGCGACGCCGCGGTAAGAGATATTGATTCTCAAGAGGACTGGTCTAAGGAGATTCAAACCTATCAGAAGTTCGGTGTTGCGGTCTATAACACCAACCCGGGCATCTGCGTGTACGTGAATAAGTCTCTCAAGAAGGTTCTGTAATTAAAAACTGATTAAAGGGCGGATTCCCGCCCTTTAATTTTCTATATCATTAGGAGAAAAAGGAGAAGAAACATGGCACAGATTGAAAAAAATCGCGAAGTAAAAGTTACTAATCGTTCAAAAGGAACAGCTGGCTACCAGATTCAAGATGGACTTGTTTTAATTAATAGACAATTCGCGCCAGAACAGAGCATGGATTTAACTTTTGACGAATTAGAAAAATTGTCTTGGACGCCAGGGGGTAAGGAAATTCTGTCAGATGAACTCGTTATTCAAGACCCAGAGGTGATTCAATACCTGTTGGGAGGAGTTGAACCAGAGTACCATTATACAATAAAGGACATTGAGAATTTGTTGTTAAACGGTTCGTTGGATTCGCTTCTTGATTGTCTTGATTTCGCGCCAGAAGGTGTGATAGACACAGTTAAAGATTTGGCAGTAAAGCTACCATTAAATGATATGTCAAAGCGGAAAGCAATTTTAGACAAAACAGGATTCAATGTTACAAATGCGATTCAGTTAATTGAACAGGCAACAGAAGGACAAGAGGCGGAAAAAGATACTCCTAAGAGACGCACAGCAACTCCAGTTGCAAGTACAGAGCCTGTCCGCCGTGTTATTATAAAGAAGTAAGAAAAGGGGGATGGGCTATGGACACTTTACAAGGCACTTCCTTTAGCAAAATATACGAAAGCTTCTTCTCAAAAATTACAGACGATATGTACATGGAACTAACTCCACAAGAGACTTCTCAAGAAGCAGAAAAGCTACTGCTTACCGCGGTACATAAATTTGAGTTTCCGCGTGTGTCCCTTGCTTATGAGTTGGATATGTATACAGAGACTTCAACTGATATAAAGACTGGGGAGGCCGTTGAGATTAGTGTCGGCGGCTTCCTTAGTGTTTTATCTGTTGAGGAAATTAATATTTTAGCCACCTATATGATAGTAGAGTGGCTCGGTCAGCAATTAGCTTCTATTGAAAATGTCCGAATGAAATATTCGGGTTCTGATTTTAAATTCACTTCTCAAGCCAATCATATACAAAAGGTTTTACAGTTAAAAAAGGATTATGAAAGAGAAGGATTCCATTTACAGAGACTTTATGAACGAAGAATAAAAGATGAAAATGGCATCTATAAGTCTACTTTTGGCAGTATAATGACCCCCTTAAATCCAACTGGAATGGGGGAATGATAAAATGTCTAAAGAATCTTGTTCAAAAGTTTGTAAAATTTTAATAAATCAGATATTCAAATTACTTCCGCTTAGAGAAGAAGGCGCGGACTGGGAAAAATACTTAGAGAGTATTTTAGTCAGTGTAAGAGGTCTAAGTCGCCAAGATGTAAGTCAAAATGAGAGATTCTTTCTTTTGATTTGTAAATTAGATGGTCTATTTGATTTAGTGCGGCCAGAGGATTTTGCCGTTTACCGCAGAGTCATTTTTGAATGTCTATCTTTATTAAAGGAGATTCAAAACAATGAACTATCTTAATGGGATGCGGCGACGGCTTGGATTCTATGGGGAGACGGAGCGGGCAAACATAGCGGGCGCCGCTCAATCGTCTGGAAATTACAAGAAAACAACATCTAATTTTAGTCAGTGGACGCGCATGAGAGAAGATAAGCTTAAATCTATGAAAAAGGCTTTATATTTCTCTTATCAAGCGGCTATTGTTCAAAAATATAATCCCTTAGAGGCGGAAGACGCACAGACCGCACCTTATTTCAGATGTTTAATTAATCACGATAAACTAAAAGTCGCTTACGAAGATAAGATTTTATCTATTCCTTTTGAGGAAAATTCCGTTAATATAGACCCAATAGTTACAGATAATCAAGACATGATAGAGACAGATTTTTCTAATGGAACTGTTTTTAAATGGATTCATGGGAATAAAGAAAAGTGGACGCCAGATAGTTACTGGATAGTCTATTTGCAATATTCCGAAGAAACAGCTTATTTTAGGGCGGAAATTAGAAAAGCGGATGAAAAGATTATCGTAACAACAGAAGATGGAAAAGAATTAGTTTACAGAGGATGGACTTCTGGCCCAGATGAGCAGACTATTGAATGGAATGTAAAGAGCGGTATTGTCTGGAACGATATGAACTATACGAAATTGCTTTATATCACAAAAGACGAAACAACGTCAGCCTTCTTTAAGCGTTTCGATAGGATAAAAGTAAATAACAAATGGTGGGAAGTCCAAGCTTTTAACGATAGCTATGGAGTGACTTCTAAGAATAAAAAAGGTGGCATGATTAGGGTCGCGCTAAAAGAAACTTACACTAGCACAGATGAAATGATTAAGGAAGAAAAATCAAAAGAGCCTGAAACGCCAACGCCGCCAACCTTAACGCCAACAATTACAGGTAAAGAGATTCTTTACCCTGGAGATAGTGTCTTTTATACTTTTGAGAACCTAGACATTCACAATGCTACTGTTGAATTAATTTCAGATGGTACGGGAAAAAAGCTGAATCAGATTATCTCTTGGAAAATTGTTGACAATAAAATGCAAATAGAAGTTATCTCAATGAAAAAGTACAAAAAAGGTTTTAACATCAAGTGCGGCGACACTGTTAAGCACGTTACAATAGAAAGTCTATAAGGAAAGGGGGAGACGCTATAATATGGCACGATATGATTTAATTAAAAATAAGCCTTTATACTCATCTTTTATGAATTGTGAAAAAGACGCAGAGAAAATCTTAGAAGCCCTCTTCGTAAAAACGAAACCTTATAGCGATATTTTGAAAAGACTTCTGATTATCAACAATCCAGACTGTTTGGATAAAGACAATGAAGATTATCAAAAGCTAATAGATTCAAAAACTTTGAGAGATTTAATCAAAGAAGGGTATGTCAGACTCAACCCAAAGATTCCGCGCAAGGAGCATGAGAATATTAAGTCTTATCTCTTGATTAGTTTTAATAATTTTTCAATGAATAAGACTTCTGCGGAATTTAGAGATTGTCAAATTGATTTTGATGTTATCTGTTACTTAGACGCTTGGTGCTTAGACGAGTATATGATTAGGCCTCTTAAGATATGCGGCTGTATAGATGGGATTCTTAATTCTATCACAGATGAGAATAAAGCATATCTAACGGGCGGTGGCAACAATATAAAATTAAGTGGAATTGGCGAATATAAATTTATTACTTGTAATCAAGTAATCTTGAACGAAGACCTTTCTATGTATTCCCTATCTTATAAGGGAACATATTTTTCAGAGGATTCAGTAAAACTGAATGATTGATTCTCTTTTGTTAATTTCTAAAAATGATATTCCTTTTCCACAGGCCGCAATAACTCTACATCAACCGACACTAAAAGAGATAGCTTATATAGGAGAAAAGACTTTCTTTTCTGGAATCCAGTTTTTGAACTTTGGAAAAGACGATTTACGCCCAGACGAGAAAAAAAGATTGAGCGATTTAGAAGATTTTGACATTGTAATGAAAATTGCAAATGCAAAAGATGTCGCCGCCCAACAGTCCGCAAATCAGGCTAAAATGTTATTGGCTCTTGTTTTTCCAGAGTATCAAGTTTCCTTAACTCAAAAAGGTATCATCTTAATCAAAGACGAAGAAAGTCGAATCATAGATAAAAAAAACTTTTCGACTTTTCTTTCAGTTTTAAATGAAATGTTTGCTTCCAAGTTCTTATCTGTTGGAAAGCAAAATGAAGAATACAATCCCGATGGAAAACTTGCTGAACAAATTGCAAAAAAATTTAAAGACTATCACCAAAAATTAGCAAAACAAAAAGGTCAGCAACAGAGCGGGCAAAAAATTGCAATCCTTTCAAGATATATTTCTATATTATCAGTGGGGCAGAAAAGAGATATTAATTCTTATTTGTCTTACACTGTTTATCAGCTATTGGACGAATTTCAAAGATACACCTTAAAGCAACAGTCAGATATGTATATTCAAGCAAAGATGGCGGGCGCGCAAAACTTAGAAGAAGTCGATAGTTGGATGAAAGATATCTATGAGAGTTCTATATAAAAAAGATAGATTGTTTCTATCGAATAACTATTTTATTTTTCTTAATTGAAAAGGAGGCTTTTACATGCGTTTTGGTATTCGTGAATGTGCGAACATCGTCTTTAGAGCAAATAAAGACACGAAGATTGGTACTAAAACTTTCAAAAAGGGTCAGCCAGTTCTTTACATTGATACGGCTAAGACCTCTACTCTGGCGCAAGCGTCTTCTACTTCTTACGCGCAAGGTGGACGAGGTAACTCTCGTTTAATCGCGTGGGAAGGTGATAAGACACTGACATTTAACGTTGAGGATGCGTTACTTTCTCCTATTGGATTCTCTGTGCTTTCTGGCGCGGGTCTGTTCAAGCCAAGCGGAATCAATGGTGGAAAGGTTCACTTCCACGTGACTACAATGGCTTCTGCAAACGGAACTGGAGAGATTGACCTTACAGATGCACTTAAGGACTTCGGTACTGGTGCTACTATTGGAACTGATGATGCGCCGCTGTATATTATGGGTGTTGACACCGACGGTTCTATCACTGGAGAAATTTACTCTGGTACTATTGCGGGTAACAAGATAACTGCCGCAAATGCAGCTAACAAGACTGTTATGGTGGACTTCTATGTTGACCTTGACGGTTCTAAGGTTTACGAGGCAGATATTACTGCGAACACCTTTGCAGGTTCTTACTACGTTGAGGCAGATACTCTGTTCAGACGTCAGGAGGACGGTAAGGATGTTCCCGCGAACCTTACTCTGCCGAACGTCAAGATTCAGTCTAACTTCTCTATCGCCATGTCTGGTTCTGGCGACCCAAGTGCTTTCTCCTTCAATATGGATGCCTTCCCGGGCTATACATACTTTGATAAGACCAAGAAAGTGCTGTGCGTCCTTCAGATTGCGGACATTACTGGCGCGGAGAGTTCTGACCATCCTGTCATGCCGCAGAACAGTGCAGTTGAGGATAACGAAATCGGAGTTGGTATCGTCGCTCCGTAATGAAGCAAGGAGAAGGGGGATTCTTAGGAATCCCTCTTTTTTTTATTGGAGAGGAGAGACGAAATGAGCGCTTTAGGTGATTACGTTCACTTACGAAAAAGTAGTTATTTAAAAAAGGGAATTTCAAGATTTGAAGACGGCGCGCCGCAATTTGAAGACTGGACTCATCTTGGAGTCATCCATGAAGTTAATGAAATTTATAAGTTACAAGCGGAGGCCGCAATTATAGAGAAACAATACAACGATTTCTTTTATGGGCAAACGGGTAAAAAGTCTGGTCTGGCAAGAGTCAGAAGCATCATGGAATCCGCAGTTGAACAAAAGATACAAGAAACCTTCCAACTAAAAGCAGGAGAGTTTTCTAGTTCTAATTTGTCTATTGGCGAAACTGCTTTGTCTAAGAAAATGAATGAGATTGCAAAGCAAAGTAAAGCGGACTTAAGAGAAATTAAGAGATTAAGTCCAAAAGACCAAGTTGTTGCAATGCAAAACCGTATAGCAGATTTAGAAAAATTATTTAATTTAGATATCTATAGTCAGACTTCCGCTCCAGAAGCGCAGGCTAGAATCGCAAGAGCAAAAGCTGAATTAGCAAAGATTAGTGCGGCCATTGATAGTAAATTTAAAGGTACGGGCGATATCACTAGAGAATCTTCAATAAAAGAAATTAACGCTATCATTTCTGAATTTAACAGACAGGCTCTCCCGCACGATGAGGCGGGCGTGGCCTTTGAGTGGCTTCTTCCAATGATTCAGTTTAGAGGTACAACACTTGCAGATGAGGCATTAAGAGAAAAAATGTTATCTGTTATGGGTACTGCTAATTTAGGAGAGAATACAAACCCTTTAAAAGTAATAGACTCTACTAAAGAGGGCGTTCTGGAAAAAGTGTTTCAAGGAAAACGAGTAGAAGTTTCTGCTACAAGCATCAGAAATAAAATAGACGTTATCGCAACGATAAAAGATGAAGAAAGGGATGAAAGTGGAAAGAGGTCGTCTCAAAAGTATGCAATTTCCGCAAAAAACGAAAGTGGCTTTTCAATTCACGCCAATTTAGTTAGTAACACTACTTTGAGTCAGTTGCTATTGTTTACTGCGGGCGCGCAAACTGGAACTCACTATCTAAACGTAATCTCAACATGGGATGGAACAAAACCTAACGGAGAAAAAGAAGCAGGAAGTGCTTCTGATATGGCGGAAGTGATTGCCGCAAACCAAGCTATAAAAAGACTCTTATTTGCTTCTGCTCTTGAGGGGTACGACAAGGATAATCCCGCTGAATTGCTTATCGTGAATATGCAAGGTGGAGAAGGAAAAGACCCTTATATCAAAGTCTTTAATATAAAAGCTTTAATTCATAATCTTGGACAGCATTTAACAGAAGATAAGTACAGTAATTTTTTCAATTTTCCAGATACTTATACCGTACCCCAAGAATGGGTCGGTGGAAAAGAGAAGAGTCATGAGGCCGCGGCAATCCGTGTTAGAAACTTAATTGGTAAAATAAATAGTACCAAGATTTCTATTGGCTTAGGCGCAACCCAATTCGCAGATTATATTCAAGAAAAAGGTAATTGACTTTTTTAAAAATTTTTAGTATACTATTAATATAAGGGAAAATAGAAATCCGAAGAAGGAGAATTTAGTATGAGTAAGGTTAGTTTTTCAAACATGAAGTTGAAGGTTCAGATTCCTGTAAAGACAGTGAAGATTGGCGACCAAGAGATTGAAGTCAAGCAATATCTTCCCATTGAGGAGAAAGAGGACTTGATTTATGCCACTATTGAAAAGTCCAGAGATGAGAGCGGCATCTTTAACAAGGTTAAAATGGAAAAGAACTTTTATCTTAATTTGATTTATTTGTATACGAATATCGCTTTTACAGATAAACAGAAGGAAGATGAAAGCAAGCTCTATGATATTTTAGAGAGTAATGGAATCATCAATAGTATTCTTGTTCATATTCCAGAATACCCAGACTTAATGAAAACAGCGGAAGAGGCTATGAAGGATATTCTCCAGTATACGACAACTGCGGGAAGCGTTATCAAGAGTATCATCAATGACCTGCCGAACAACGCTAAGGCCGCCGCAGATTTTGTAAATAGCTTTGACGAACAAAAGTTTCAGAATGTGAAGGATATGATTCAAATGGCACAGAACTCTGGCGTCAACAATGGTAATATTATGCCACTTCCAGTGAAATAAATCAACTGGGCATTTTTAATAAAGAATTTACCCCAACTTTTCTATATATTAGAAAGGTTGGGGCTTTTTTATTTTGCCGCAATAGACAAGGAGAAAAGAAGGAGGAGTTCAAAAATATGCCAAAGACAATGCGTTTTGGGATAGACTTTGATGTAAATAAGAAGAATTTAGATGACGTTAAAAAGTCTTTGCAAGAGATTCAGAACATGACTGTAAAAGACATGAAATTGAATCTTTCTGTTGAAGAAGGAATAAAAAGACTTTCTGAAATTAAAAAGACTGCCGCCGAAGTACAGGCCGCAGTTACTAAGTCATATAATTCAGATTTAGGCGTTTTTAATACTTCTAAGTTTAATGAGCAAATTAAGAAGATAGGAATTGAAAGAATTTCTAGAGATTTTTCGGCGATGGGAGAGGCTGGCGCGAAGGGCTTTAATAGGCTGGCCGCAGAAGTCCTCACAACAAATACCCAATTAAAACAAACAAATTCTTTCATTGATTCTATTCAAAGAACATTAGGCAATACAATTAAATGGAATATCGCTTCTAGCGCGGTCAATTCTTTTACGTATTCGATTCAATCTGCTTTTGGGTATGTAAAAGCTTTAGACCAGTCCTTAACTGATATTAGAATAGTTACTGGGCAGTCAAGAGAAGAGATGGCTAGATTCGGCGCAGAGGCTAACAAGACCGCGCAAAGCTTAAGACGAAATACAAAAGACTACACAAAATCTTATCTTACTTATGTACAGCAAGGTTTAAGCCAAGACGAATCGGCATCCAGAACAGAGGCAACTCTTAAGGCGACAAACGTGACGGGCGCGCAGGCCTCTCAAGTAGCAAATGACTTGACCGCAGTTTGGAATGGCTTTAAGATTAAGAGTGCGGACACGACCTTAGCAGTAGATAAACTTGCTCAAGTAGCAGACAGTAGTGCATCTAATATGTCAGAACTTGCGGCGGGCATGAGTAAAGTAGCATCAGTTGCTAATAACATGGGCGTTAGTATTGACCAAGTTAACGCTATGCTTGCTACTACTATTGCTACAACAAGGCAAGCACCAGAAACAGTCGGTAATGCTTATAAGACTATCTTCGCCAGAATTAACGATATAAAGGCGGGCGCATCTGACGCTGAAATTTCCCTTGGTAACTATTCGGGAAGAATGAAGAAGGTCGGCATAGATGTTCTTGACATGAATGGCCATTTAAGAAGCACTGGCGACGTTATGGAAGAAGTTGGTAGTAAGTGGAGTAGCTTAACAAAAGAACAACAAACTTACCTTGCTTCTACTATGGCCGGTCAGCGTCAAATGAACAACTTGATTGCTCTCTTCGATAACTGGGCGCAATATCAAGACTTAGTGAACGTGTCTATGAACTCTGCGGGCGCACTTGAGCAAAAGAACGCTCGGTACATGGAGAGCCTGACCGCGCACGCGAATGATTTTACTGCTGCTCTTGAGGGCGTTCAAGATAGTCTAATTGACGAAGATGTCTTGAAGGGTATTTATACTCAAGGGTCTAATTTATTAAATCTTATTAATAATTTTATCCAAGGTATTGGCGGCGGCAAGGCTGTATTAGTTGCTTTTGGCGCGGCTTTAACTCAAATTTTCAGTCAGCAAGCGCAAAGCGGCATTGTAAATCTTATTAACAGCAAGAAACAGTTACAAGAGATAGCTGAAAAAAGAGCGGGCAGAGAAGAAGGATATGCTAACTTAACTCGAATGTCCGAATCTGCGCAAGGTGCTTCTCAAGAAGTTATCGGCGATAGTGTAGAAGCTCTAATAAGACGTAGACGCCCCTTTGATGAGGCTATTGACAAAGGCTTAGTTTCAAAAGAACAAAGTGAAGCAATTAATGCAATAACAGAAGAGCAAAAGGCAATTAATGATTTAAACATCGAACTCCGCAAGAGACTTGACTTAGCCAAGGAATACTATGATAATTATAGAGAGTTCTATGAAGCTAATGAGATGGGAGAGGCTCCAGAGTTTGAGCGGGGATACGATGTTAATAAGACTGACGCTGCATATGGAAATGTAGAAATCTCTGAACAGAACAAAGAGGCGATACAGAGTCAACTTGACTTATTAGAGAGTCTTGGAGAAGAGTTCCTTCAAACAGAAGATAAGGCTGAATCGCTTGTAAAGGCTTTGAACAAGGGTGAAGGGTATTCAGAGCAGGCTAAAAAGATAGAGAAACTTCAAAAAGAGTTAGCTGAACTCAATGAAGAGACCGAAGAATATCTTGCTAAGAAAGCTGAATTAGAAGCACTTGAGAAGAAAAAAGAGCCAACAGACGAGAAGATTCAAGATTTCTTAGATAGAGTTGTTGCGCAAAAAGAAAGTGGCGGAATTAGACAAGAAGCTTTCTATCGCAATAGAGGATTATCTTTAATAAGAGATGCCACTGATGGACAAGAGGCTTTTGAAATTCTCTCTAAGAGCGAACTTCCAATGAGCCGCGCTATTGAGTTGATAACTCAAGGAATTCGCGGAACTAGAGAAGAAGTCTTTGAACTGTGCCAAGTTTTAGATACAGCAGAAGAAAGCGCAGAACATATTAGCCAGAGAACTAAAGAAGAAAAAGAGACAGCGGGAAAAGTAAAAGACATTTTAGATACAAAAGGCCTAGCTAAAAACATTACGGCAATAGGCGTTGGTGTAGGTCAGATAGCGGCTGGTGCAGCTGGTCTTGGAGGCATAGCTAAAACCCTTAAAGAGATGGAACAGGGTTCGGTTTCTTTGGGCGATGGAATCACGCGATTAGGCACTTCTGCGGTATTCGTTTTCCCGATGCTGATTGATGGCTTCAAGAGAGTAAACGATGGAGTCAAGGGTGTCGGCGGTGCAAGCGTCATCCTCTCGGCGGCCGCCAAAAAACTCCAAGAATTACAAGGCTTCTTAACTTCTACTACTGGAGTTGTAACTGTCGGCATTACAGGTTTACTTTTGTTGGTTGCTGCGGCACAGAGAGCGGCAACGGCTAATCAGAGAGCGACCGAGGCCGCAAGACATAACGCAATAGTAGCCAAAGATGCTTATGATTCAGTACGCAAGTCCGCAGAAGAATTAAAGAAGTCTTTAGACGGACTTGAAAAGGCGCAAGAGAATGTTAAGAATCTAGCCATTGGCACCCAAGAGTGGCGAGATGCTTTAATAGAAGCAAATAAGCAAGTTCTAGCTTTAATTAGCGCATACAAAGAACTTTCTACAAAAGTAAAGATTGATGACAATGGATTAATGTCTTTTGATGCTCAAACTTTAAAAGAGATTCAAGAGAAGAGCCGTCAAGGTGTTGCAACTGCTTTAGTAGGAGCAACTTCTCAACAGACGAACGTAACAAAAGACTCCATCCGAAATCAAGAAATCGCTTTAGCCAATAAAACTAACATTGATTCAGATGTTATTCGCCGCACACTCCAAATAATGTCAAAAGACAGTCTCTTCTTAGACAGAGACACTAAGTCTGTCATGGCGGCGCTTGGCACAGAAAGCGCTGATGTGGCAAAAGCTTTAATAGCAAATAAGGACGCGATAAAAGAAGCCGCTCCCGCAATTCAAGCTAATGTCAAAGCTTTAGAGTTAAACTCTCAAGCTATGGTATCTACTTACAATGAGAGTCATAAAAATAAGAAATATGATGCTGTCGATAATAAACAGGCTTTAAACGCTATGATGGCGGCGGCTCTTAACGACACTGATGACTATTGGGAAAAGTACGGACAGTTAAAAAATAAGAAGGCGGCCGCAGAAGAGTACGCTGAATTATATGGATGGACTGTTACTAAGAGAACAGGTAAAGCCGTCAACTTCAAAGACCAGAACGGTAACGAGCATAACGATATAGATTATAAAATCATCAAAGATACTCTTGTGCGTAATTCTCAACTTCAAGAGGCTTCTAGTAAGATTGATGATTATGTTGCGGCCTTAAATAAATTAACAAATGCAGGTTCAGCCGTTGCGGGAGACGCAGGTAAAGAGGCTTTTACAAGTTTTGCGGGCGGTAACGCTGGCAACTTTGGCGCATTAACAAAATCTCAACTTGAAGATATTAAAAAAGCCTTTGCAAATGGAGACTTTGATACTATCTTCAATGAAAATTTCAAAGAAGTTGGATTTAGTTCTGGACAAGCTTTCAAAGAGAGTTTCTCGTTAGCACTTAAAGAGAGTGACAATGGATGGGCCTCTGTTGGCGAAGGGTTGACTGGCGCGGTAAAAGATGCCTTCAATAGCATCTCTAAAGATGATTTTTCTCTTGCTACTAAGCAGAATCTTGAAAAAGCGCTTTCTGATTCTTTCTTGCATGGCGGACAAAAGGGATTAAAAGCTTTCCAAGATTTATTTGCTCAATCAAAGGATTCTGCAAAATTAACAGAAGTCTTTTCTTCTATTGACTGGACACAAAGCGGCGCACTCAATGAATTACAAAAGGAATTAGAGAAGCAAGGGATAACCGTTGATACTACTAGTTCCGTTTGGAAAGAGTTTGCAAAGGCTTTAAATTCCGCGAGTTCTTCCAGTAAGAGTGCTCTTAGTTCTCTTGAGGGCGTGACTTCTTCTCTTTCTGCAATTAAAGCTATCAGCGGAAAAGCTACAGGAGAAATCATTGATGAGAAAACTTACGAGACGTTAGTTAATGCAAATCGGGCGGCAAGTCAATTCTTCACTACGACGGTTGATGGTAAGTATAAGTTAATTGGTAGTAGCGAAGAATTAAAGAAGCTTTTCGATGATAATGCCAACTCTTTAGAGAATATTAAGAAGAAGATTCAAGAAATTGGCACTTTCTCTGAAAAATTTAAGGGGCTGAATGTCAAAAGTACAGATACCGCAGAGCAAGCTGATATTCTGAAAGCTGTGACCGCGCAAGAAAGTAATTCAGATGTGTATGGATACTTAGGAGTTTCAAGAGATGCTCTTGATGAAGCGGCGACCTATATTCAACAAAAGCAATCTGAATTAAGAACTGGCGCAACAACGCAAGAAGAACTTGATTCAAATATTCAGTATACAAACTCTTTAAAGATTCTTGAAGATGCTTACACAAGTCTCGCCGCAACGATTTCAGATTATAAAAATGGAATTATAAGCACTGCCGCGGTAGAAGAACAATGGGTAGATGCAAACATTTCTTCTTTTGACCAACTGACAGAAGCTTATGAAAAGGGCACTATCAGTGCGGAGACTTATTCTAAGACCCAAGATGAGATTATCAATAAAGAACTTAGGTCTGTTGGAGTAACGACTGATGTTTACGATGCATATGTAGATGCTCTTAAAGAAAGTTCAGAGAACCTTAAAGAAGCTGACGATGTAACTAAGTCTATTGCTCTTGATAACCTTAAGCTTAATAAGGGCTTAGAATCTTTATCTAAGAACTGGCAGAAAAATGCGGAAGTCCTTCAAAAGACTTCAAATATTTTAGATAGAGATTATCTTGAGGCAATGAGTTCTGTCAAGAGCAGTCTTGAAGATGTCTTTGGATTTAAACCTTCAAATAAGTTTATTCAAGATAACCTTGCGGAAATTCAGCAACTTGCGGAAGGAAATGTTGCGGCGCTCGATAGTTTAAGAGTGAAGGCCGCACAGGAGATAGTTGCAAGTATCAGAATTGATGTTGATGATTCGGCTCTTGCTTCACAACTCCAATCAGAGTTAGATTATGTTAGCAATTTCGTAGCCGACTTTGACCCTGGTGCAGTCTCTATTGGCGCGGAGTTGGATGACACACAGTTCATAGATGCTCTTGATGATATGTTATATCATTCTCAAATGACTCAAGAGCAAGCTAATCAGATTCTTGAGGCTATTGGATATGAGCCAACTATTAGCTATGTAGACGGCCCGCCGCAACACACAAAGACTGAAACAGACATTTCCGCAAACCTTTTTGGGAACGAAGTCCATGTAGCACATTTATCAGGTGATACGCAGACTGTTGTTCAAGTTCCGCAGATTGACGGCGGCTCTGGTAAGCATGGCGGCCGCTCTGGAAGCGGAACTGGCCCGAAGTTCAAGGGGTCTGGCGGCTCGCGCGGAGGCACTAATATCGTTTCTGCTGGAAATTCTGGTGGCGGAAAAGGTAAAGGTGGCGGCGGAGGCAAGGGTGGCGGAGGCGGAAAAGAAGATAAGCCTTCGGACAACAAGAAAGACCATCTTGAGCCACTTGAAAAAGAAGTCGATATCTACCATGACATAAACAGAGAGTTAGATGACTTAGAAGAGAAGTACAAAAAGATTGACCGTATCCTTAAGAGAATTTCTGGACAAGAAAAGTATCTGACGGGCGCGGCCTTAATTGACAATCTTCAAAAGCAAAATCAACTATTAGAGGATGAACAAAGTCATCTTCAAAAGCAAATTTCAAAGATGAAGGAGAAACAAGCCCTTCAAAAATGGGATTTGGAACAGAGACAGGCGATTTTAAAGAGTCTTAATATCACTGTGGACGTTAATGGCGATATTATTGGATATAATAACATTCTTATTCAACAACAAGCGGCAATTAATAAACTGAAAGCCGAAGAGAACGCCCTCATCGACCAATGGAACGCCGCGGCAACGGGAACTCAACAAGAGGCTCTCCAACAGCAAATTGAAGCTAAAGAAAAAGAAATTTCAGAACTTTCAAAGCATAATGAAAAAGTTGAAAAGCAAATGACTGAATATGAGTCTTTGCGCGAGTCGATGGAAGATTTAGATAACTCTGTTGACGAAGCTTATGACAAGTATGAAGAATTAGCTGAAAAACAGATTGAGAATCAGATAAAATCTTTCAATACTGAAATAAAAGTTTCTTTGGATTTAAGCGAAGCTAAAAGAGATTGGAATGAGTTTCAGAAAAAGGTTGTTGATAGAATTGCGGATAAGGACTTCTTAGGTTTAGCAAAAGCAAGAGTTAAAGATTTTGATTCTTACTTCAATAACGAAGAAACTGGCGAAGTTCAATCTTTGATGAAACATCTTGAGGACACGCGCGCAGAGTTACAAACTTTGGCGGATGGCGGCCATTCAGATGTTTATTCTTCTTATAATGAGTCCACTGGCAAATGGGTGGATGACATAGCTTCCGCGCAAAAGGACTTGAAGGAGTATGCAGATAAGCTTGCGCAAAGTCTACAAGACGTGGAAGAGATTGCGGCAGACGTACATGAAAATGTAATGAGCCAAATCGACAAAGAGAATGAAGCTTTTGAGAAACAGCTTGACAAGTACGAACAGATTACCAATTTAATTGACCATGATAAGAAGTTAATTGAGTTAGTATTCGGAAAAGATAAGTACACAGAACTTGAAGAGTTCTTTGAGAAACACGTCGAAAATAACAAATCGAATTTAGATTTCTTAAAGAGAGAGCGTGAAGAATGGCGCAGACAGGCCGCAGAAGCTAAGGCACAAAGAGATACTCAAAGAGAAGGGTCTAAAGAATGGGAGAGATACAACGAGCAGTATGAGAAGTTCTATGAGAATTTCACTAGTACAACTAGTAAGTTGAACTCTGCTATTGAAGATTCTATTGATAACGCTTTCCAGAAATGGGAAAATGCAGTTAATAAAATTGCAAAACAAACAAAGGCAGCGTTCTTTGGCGAAAATGGATACGATAACTCAAAAGTAACTTGGGATAAGACAAAATGGCATGACAAGAGATACTTAGATAGATTAGAAAGGGCTAAGGAACTCTTAGAAATCGAAGGCCGCATAAATAAGATTTCTAATGAATCAACTAATGTTACACTTCAAAATAAACTTGCCGCTTTCAGAGACAAGGAATTAGAAACCCTGTCTAAGAAAGACCATTTAACTCAAGCCGACATTGAGTATGCCAATAAGAAAATCGATTTAATTCAAAAGCAAATGGCATTAGAAGATGCTCAAAACGCAAAAACTCAAATGAGACTGCGGCGAGACAGCCAAGGAAATTACTCTTATCAGTATGTTGCAGATGAGAACAATATCAAAGATAAGATGGACGCTTATCAACAGGCTCTCATGGAGTTAAGAAAGATTCCAAAAGAGCAGCTTGAGAATACTTATGATGAACTTTATAGTAAGATAGATGAGTTCTATAGTAATCTTGCTGACCTTGCGGAAAAACATAAGGGTAATCAAGAGGAATATGCGGCGGCCGCAAAAGAACTCTATGAAAGATATTATGGAAAAGATGGCTTTATAACTCTCTTAGCAGAAGAAGCTAACACATATCAAAAGAACTATAACGAAGCAACTTTCTTACATCTGGATAAGTTGCAAGCGGATGAACAACAAAAGTTTGCTAAGTTCTTAGGTATTGGCGGCAGTCCAGAAGAGCAGTCTTTGCTTAGCTCTATTGAGGCTCTGATTGGCGCGGATGGAAGGGCGACCGAATTATTAGAAGCCTTTACCAATGATATTGCTGAACAAAAGTGGAATCAATTAAGAGATACTCAACGAAAAGTTCTTCAAGAAGGCGATGACTCTATTGAGTCCATTTGGAATAATGCTCTTAAGAGTATGTCAGAGAAGTATTCTCAAGATTTAATTCCTAGCGTTGAAGCGGGAATGTCAAGAATCTTAGAGCAAAACGAGATTTGGCATCGGAACCTTGAGGAGATAGAAGCTGCCTCTGGTAGAACCTTCTCCGAAGTTGCAAGAGGAATTGATGAGACCGTAGAGGAAACAAAAGCCCTACTTGAAAACAATCAAGAGTTAATCAATCAATATGGAGAAGAGACTGATGCCGTGCAAGCAGTAGAAGCGGCTCTCGGCTCTCTAATTCAATCTTATGATTCGGTTAGAAATTCAGCAATTACTGCGGCTCAAGATGCGCAACAGGCTTGGAAAGAGTCTTTAGATGCTTTTGAGGAGTATCAAAACGCTATAAGCGGAAACTTCAATTCTGGGCCGATGCAGAACAGCACCCCTGACCCCGCTATCAGCAATCCAGCTAGTATTGCGGGCGGCGATGGCAGCATAGGCGCAAGTGGGGCAGCCTCTTCTTCGGGTGGAGGCTCGGTAGATGAGGCCACGGCGCTCGGAATCGCTAAGAATATCTGGACTTACGAGTCTTGGGGAACTGGACAAACCCGTAAAAATAGAATTGCGGAGCGATATAATTCTGAAACAGCGGCGCGCGCGCAGGAAATCATTAACGAAAAGCGCAGACTTGGTAGACTTGGAGACCTGGTTGACTACAATAGCCGTCAATGGAGTTTTGCTTCTGGCGGATACACTGGCGAATGGGGTACTCAAGGAAGACTGTCTGTCTTACATGAGAAGGAGTATGTCTTAAACAAAGAAGATACTCCAAATGTGCTTACCGCCGTGTCTGTAGCTAACAGAGTTATGGATAAGGTGCGAGCATTAGGTTCAATTGCTTTTGCCGCATTAACTGGCTCAAGCAACTTCTCTTTTGGCGCGAGCCAAGAACAGAATGGATTGGAGCAAAACGTTTCTATCCAAGCGAACTTCCCGAACGCAAGGGACGCCGCAGAGATAGAAAAGGCTTTAAATAATCTAGTTAATATGGCAAGTCAGAGGGCGAGCAAAAATATTAATAGATAAGCTAGGAACAGAGAAAGACCGCCAAGAAAAATGGCGGTCTTTTTTTTGTAATGAAGTTTTCTTTAAAATCTATAAAAATAGAAAGAGGAATTGTTCTTCCTCAAAAAGAGAGAAAAGGAGGAGTTCAGAGTGATAAATAATATCGAAAATGCGGTATTAGATGCTATTGATATTTTAATTAAAAATAGTGTCAGCTCACTTGCTTTTGATAAAACTATCCGAGCAAAAGTCTTAGAATGTTTAGACGAAAGTCTAGGAAAATACCAAGTTCGTTATCAAGATAGCACTTTTGTGGCTTACGCGCAAGACATTAAAAAGAAATACAATAGAGGCGCAGAAGTGTATGTTATTTTACATTCTAGTGATTTTGAAAAAGATGCTTCTATTATCGGGACAGTTTCAAAGACAGGCGCAGATTTTTTAAATATTATTCCAGAAGAAAATAAGTATTCTGTTTTAGGTAATAGCGTCATTAAGCAAGAAAAGGAAAAAGGTTTATGTTCTTATTTCCCCAATGCTGTTTTAAGTGAAAATCTATTAACAAATGATGTTCAGATAGACAATAGAGGAAAAGAACTATATAAAGAAAAGGCAAAATATTTTCTCTTTGGTGCTTCTTTTAAAACAAAACTTCCTTTAGAGCAACAGGTTGGAAATGGCGATTATGGATTAATCCTAAAATGTAAATACTACAATTCGAAATACAAGAATCATGCGGAAGCTATGACGGCCGCAGATGGATTTATAATAAGAGACTATGTTATTAACATAGATAGGATGACTGGCCGCCCTTATCAATTCTCGACAAAAGAGCGGCAATACTTAATCTTTGAATTGGACGGGAAGAATCTTGAGTCTATTGTGAGTCTCCAGTTCTTTTGCAAAGGTTTCCCGCATTCTTACAGATATGATGGCGGGATTGGATATGTTTTTGAAGAAAAACTCTACGCAGAAGAAGAGCATATAACGCCAATAGCGGTCAAACCCAATACCCTTTACAAGAACATTCTTTCAGATTCCTATTGGGGAATTTTAAATGATAAATTTGTCGATATGACAGATATATTTCTGTCTGATATCGAACTCAAGTTCTTGAAAGAGTTAACGGAACAGGAGATACAAGGTAACTTTTTAGGAGTCAACGGAGAAAATGGAAATTATTTTACTTCTCCAGATGAAAAGAAAAGACTTGTAACAACTATTAGAATTGATGGACAGGAAGTAGACTCAAGACAACAAAAGGTTCAATTCTTCTGGTTTAAAAAGAATACGTCAATTTCAATAGGAGATGTTGGATATTCCAGTCGCGGCGGCGCGGGGTGGGAATGTCTTAATCCGTTGTCTGACAGCGGGTACGCTCCATTGTCGGAATACTTTGATATTACCTCGGCGGATTGCCCTTCTAAGAATACAACTTTTAAGGCGGTCGCGCTCTTTAATAAAAATAATAAAATAGTAGAGACTTCCGCAGAAGTTGATATTATTAATGATTTTGCGGGAGTTGGTTATGCTATTGTTTCTTCGATGGGCGCAAGTTTCGCTTTCAATTTAGGAAAAACAACTTTAGCAGTAACGCCGCAAGAGGATAATGCAACCTATAAATGGGCAAGAGTATTAGATGATGGCGTTTTAGATTTTCTACCCTTTGTTAACGCTTCTATTGAAGTAGATGTAAGTCAATTCTTAAAACAGGCCAGATATGAAGTCGCTATTTTTAAGTCTGGGGCACATTGCGGCAATGCTTCTATCCTATTAGAAAACAATAGCGAAATAAGTGATTATAAAATAGTTTTAAATAACAGAACTCAAGTTTTCAAGTATAATGCGCAAGGAATCGCGCCAAACTCTATATCAATAGAAGAAGATGCTAGAATTAAAAATCCTTCTCCTTTATCTTTTGATATTTATGATGATTCGGGACGAAAGGTTGTTTTATCAAATGAAGAAAAAAGCAAGATTTGTGAGATAAAGTGGATTTGGTGCGGGAATCACCCCACGAGCGCGCTTAGTGACAATACAATGATAGTTACTGACTACACTTATGAAAATGAGGAGATTCTAAATCCCGCAGGAAATAATACAGTTCAGAGATATATTTTAAAGAACACACCCGTTTTTGAGTATAATATCTTTAATAGATTTGATGCAGAACGAACTTCAAATGAAATAAAATTAGAAGTTATATACAAAGGAAAAACACTTACTGAAAAAACAGATTTCACTTTCACAAAAGAAGGTGAAATTGGTACGAATGGAACTAAGTATGTAGCAAGAATTATTCCGAAAGATGCTGCGGTAGACAAGATTTTCATTCTGAATAACCTATTGAGAGGATATAAAGTTCAAACAGATGGAAGTTTAGATTTCCGTTCGCCGCACGTTTCCGCGCTAAAGGCTCAAATCTGGGGCGGTGATACTACTCCAGTTTATGACCAAGTAAATGGCCCATTTCTAGATGGCCATGTCAGATTAGATTGGTCTGTTGTGAATAGCGGCCGCGTCAATTCTTATCACAAACTATCTATTGATGGCAACGGAAGTGTCAATATAAGTCCAGGAGAGATGGAGTGCGCATCAACTATTCAAGTTGGAATTTCTACGAATACTCTGCTTCAAGACGTTAAGACCTATTATGCGGGTTACCCTATTAATGTTTCTTATTCTCCCGATAATAATACCCCTCTTGTAACAAAAGGATATAATCACTGTATGTTTGAAAGTGATGGTACAAGAAGCACTTTCAATCCTCATCCTTTTGTATTTAAGCTTTACGATTTTCTTGGAAAAGAAGTTCCAATAGCGGGAAATGAAGTAAAATGGCAAGATAGTTGGAGCGGGCAGGTTAAATGGGGACAAGAGGCTACAATATTGCCGCCAGATAAGTATGATGGCACAAACTTAAATAACTTTATAAAAGTTCAGTATCGACAATATAAAGTCATTATTTCTGTTGATTTCTATTTAAATCGTTATGGACTTTCAGCTTTAAACAGTTGGGATGGAAACTCAATAAAAATTAATCAACAGGGTAATAAATATATACTAGCGCCGCAGATTGGCGCGGGGCATAAAGAAAACGATAACAGCTTTACTGGAATCACCCTTGGTAAATCTATGGATGAGAGTTCTGGACAAAAGAATGAAGGCTTGTTCGGCTATCACAAAGGAGAGAGAAGTATCTTCTTAGACGCTCATACTGGAGATGCTTTTTTTGGAATTTCTGGTAAGAATCAAATTCAGATTAGGCCGAGTGATGGAACAGCCAATATTCAGTCTGGAAATTATCGTTTTGATAGCAATAATCACTCTGGAACTGGAATGTTAATAGATTTCAGTACGCCGAAAATTGTCTTTGGAAGTGATAGGTTCAGTGTTAGTTCAGACGGTTCGATTCATGCGGCGGGCGGCGGAGATATTGCGGGCTGGCGCATTACCGACATTGAATTAGCAAGCAAGAATAACTCTCTTCACTTAATTTCAGAAGGCGAAGGAATCTTCTATTCTAATTCACATAATGCTCTTGGCAGTAGAAGCACAGGTTTTTATCTAAGTTCAAATGGATTATCGATAGGAAGTAGTATTGAAGTCGATAGTTCTGCGGGCGGCGCAGTTAGAGTAGGTCGATTAAGCGGACAGAGACACTGGATAATAAATGGAGATAACAATGAGTCATATATTGGGTATAATGCAACAAGCTTTGATGCGAGTAATTTGGGGAGTAGTACTGATTATAATATCGGGGGCTTGGACGCTTCTGTCTATCTTGGGACTAACGGCATCCGCCTTGGACAAAAATTCGCCGTGGACAGAGAGGGTAATCTCGTGGCTCGTAATCTTATTGCTCGTGGCGGTGGCAGTATTGGTGGATGGAGCATTGATAGAAATGCCCTGACCGCAGATGGTATAGAAATCAACTCGCGCGGCTCTATTTCAGTTAATGCAGGCGGCAACAATTCTTGGTCTATTGAAAGTAACGGAAACGCCACCTTCAATAATTTAATTGCAAATGGAAAAGGTAGCATCGCGGGATGGAGAATTAGCTCTAATGAACTGTCTGCGGATGGAATTCGGATAAAATCAAGTGGCTCTATCGAGGCTCATTATGGCGCGGGGTCTGGGTGGAAGATTCAGTCCGATGGCCGCGCATACTTCAATAGTGGAAAAATTGGTGGATGGGAAATCGGTTCAGATAGATTGACTGGTGGACAGATGTACTTAACTTCCAATGGCTCTGTTGGTGGCACGGGGTGGAGCATTAGTAGTGGAGGCGAGGCTAACTTTAGCCACGTGACCGCCGCAAACATTTTTTCTTTTGGCGCGGGCGTAAATAAATGGACAAATGCAGGCTTCACTTTTGGGAACGGCTCTCTTGGCGGAAATACAGTTACCGCAAGTGCTTTTAATCACGCCGCAGGAGAAGTTCAATTAGGAGGAACTAGATTAAATTCTTCTGGAAGTTTCTTAACTGGCAACAGAACTAGTGTAGACGGAAAAGCTTTACCAACTTATATTAAAGATTTAGTTGTTGGGACTCTGAACGTCCAAGAGGGCTTAACCTTCCAAGGAAGAACTGTCAAATGGCAGTCCATTCGAATTGTAAATGATGTTAAGCTGTCACAAAAGAAAAAGACTTTCTCTTATGTAAAAAGAGTAGATGGCGGCGGCAGTCCCGAAGATGATATCCACGTAGAGCGCGAAAGCATTGAAGTTGTTGTTCCAGGGGGTAGTATAAAAACGAAGAAATCAACACTCTTCGTAATGGCCTACTATGACCCAGTACAAGATTTTGTTGATGGAGTCTTAGACTGGATTACAGTTTAATAACATAAAAAGAGAGGAAAAGAGATGAAGGAAGAAAAGGATTTACGAAATTATGACAGCCAATTGGCGTTGCTTAGTGAACAAACTAGGCAACGCCTTTTAGGTGTATTAAATCAAAGCGGGCTTCCAATTTCACTCGCTTATTATATTTTAAAAGACTTGTATGGAGCTGCTGAAAAGACTTATTTTGCGGCTGTCAATCAAGCGTCCCTCAATAACGCAGAAGAAGAAGTAACAACCTTAGACGATTCTCCAATAGAAAGAGAGGATTAAGAAATGGAACACTTTTTAGTTAAGTATTCTGTACAAGAAATTCTACTTTTTGGCGTTTTATTCTTTTTCGCGATTAAACAGTTAAGCGAGGCTAGAGACTGGATTCAAAAAGAAGCCCATTCATGGGTAAATAAAGACGACGCTATAGCTAAACTTGAACAGAAGGCCGCAGAAGAAAGAGATTTAATAAATAAAAAGTTAGATGTGGCTTTGCAGGAAAGAGAACTTTATATAAAAAGAATGGACGAAAGAAACGACTTCTTGCAAAAAGAAATAGAGGCCGCAAATGAAAATATAAAGCTTCTTCTTGAATCAGATAGGGATGATATAAAAGCTTGGATTACAAGAGAGCATAACTATTTCTGCAATAAGCTTGGAGAGATTGATACTTACAGTTTAGATTGCATTAACAGACGGTATCAGCATTATGTAAAAGAAAACGGAAATAGTTTTGTTGAAGACTTAGTGAATGAGATAAAAGCCTTGCCTAAAGTGGCGCCATCGGACATTAAGAAAAAGGACAAAGAAAAAAAGAAGGGGAGTGAAAAAGATAATGGCACTGTATCCGCCGATAATTGAATACTCAATGCCTGCTTTTGCTTATACTGATAAGACTGTTAGAATCTATTTTGGTATTTCTGATTTAAACTCAAAAGCTGATATAAAGAATGTTCATGTAACAGTTAAATATCAAGAAAACAACAGCAATGCTTTAAACACTAGTGTTTATCCTTCTAAAATAAAAATTTCTGGTTATAATGAGGTAACGCCGCGAGACAATCCAGTCATCGCGGCGACCCCTTACAGATATTACATTGAATTGAGCGGGAGTGATTTGATTACGGGGTCGTTTCGGCGCGGAGTCATTTACAAGGTGCAGATTCGTTTCAGCACCGATACTTCTATTCAAGAGAGTGGATTTAATGCGGACGCCGCCTACTTCAACAGCCATTTAACTCAATTTTCGGAATGGTCAACGGTTTGCTTAATAAAAGGAATCGCAAGGCCAATCCTGTCGCTTCCAGATTTTAACGTAGAAGAAATTTCAGAAGATGAGTCGGCTCTTGTTACTACTTCTTCAGAAGATGCTACTTTTGCTTTCTTATATACTGCTAACGAGAGTGGAGAGTTCTTAAAAAAGTGGAGAATGAGACTTTTTAAGCAGCCATATCAAGAAGGCGATGAGCCAATAGCAGACAGTGGAGAAAAAAATTATAGTAACTATGATTTCGTTCCTCTTGAATCTAATGGTGCAATTCGTATCGAGCATAGTTTCGCCTATAAAATGAAAAGTGGAAGTGCTTATTATCTCTTGATTGAAGCAGAAAGTAAGAATGGCTATATAGCAAGACAGCATCAGGCCTTTACAGTTGCCGCATATGCGTCAGACCCGTTCCCTGGCACAGTAGACTTGTCTATTGACGAAGAAGAAGGGTATGCAATGGTAAAGGTTCGTGGAGCAGATAGTCAGTTAGTTCACTTGAACGTGACTTTGCGGCGAACATCCTCAAAAACTAATTTCAGAGTGTGGGAAGATGTTGCTAATAAGACCTTTTCTAATCATGTTCTTGAATGGGATTTTGCGGACTTTACAATAGAGTCTGGGGTGTACTACCAATATGGCGCGCAAATTCGAGATGGAAGAGGCCGCCGCGGAATCTTAAAGACTAGCACTCAAGAGATGGGAGAGTTTGAAAATGCTTTCTTAGTTGAAAGAGGAGAGAGTCTAGGGAGTGCACTCCAGCTAAAGATGAAATATGATTTTCAAATTTCTCAAATGTCTACAGTAATAGCAGAGAATAAAACTGATACGATAGGTTCTCAATATCCTTTTGTACGGCGAAATGGAAATATGTATTATCGAACCTTCCAGGGTACTGGACTTATCACAGCTTTCATGGATGAGGCACATCTTTTTACTTCTGATGCGGGCATTTATTATGGATTCCAAGAAGTTGCCAACAAGCATTTAGAAACTCGTCATCGAATCGAAGAGTTTGTGAATGAATATGATTATACAAAAGAGAGAAATTTCAGACAGTTAGTTGAAAAGTTCTTGTATAATAATAAGGTAAAACTCTTTAAATCATTACAAGAGGGGAATATGTTAGTGAAACTAATGTCTGTAACCCTTACGCCGAAACAAGAGTTAGGAAGATTGATATATAGTTTCTCTGCTACTTTTGTTGAGATTGACGAAGATTCTGTCTTAAACTATGATAAATATGGGATTCAGAACATAGGAAGATACAATCCAAATATCGTTTTTGGAGAGAGCCGAATTGGACAATTAAACAGTTTCGAAAAACCTTTCTATGGCGGCAAGAATGTTCTGGATTTAATTAAAGAGAAATATTCTTTTGGAAAAACAATAGATAAAGTTCAAGTAGATGACTTTTTCTTATCTTATCTCCGAATGGAAATTGAATCTGAACCTTATCTGATTAAAAAAGAAGGAGAGAATTTAATTCCTCTAAACGAAGACGAACCTATCTCCGCGGATACAGAACTCGTTTTAGGATGGCTCTTTTATGTTAATGACAAAACTATCCTTGTTCAAAGACCTAACAATATTTACGAATTAAAAGGTGAAAATGTCTATATTGGGTCTGGGTGGACAATTATTCCCGCAAGAGATATTAAAATAACAATCGACTATTTAATAAATATTTCTAAGAGCAATAGCTTGAAGGACGTTCCTGTTGTTAAGGTTTATAAGAATATCAATACTCAAGTTGCAAAGGTGTTCGCGCCAAACAATGCTGAAAACGATGTGGCAAATATTCTTTGGTATAGATATTATTTGCGATACCCAACCTATTACACCAATATCAATGCTTTCTTTTCGGCAGAGATAGACGCAGAGCCAGGAGTCTTTGCTTTTATTAAGACAAGTGCTTCCGAAGAAGTTATGAGAGCGGAAGTAGATGAAACTGGACTTCTTTTTATTGAGTCTGGGCGGGAGTCTGTAGATGATAATTCCGCTTCAATAGAATCTCTAATCTTTGGCGGCCAGAAGATAGATGTGAGATATGTTTATGCGGGCGGCCAAGCAGAGTTTGAAGCAAAACACAAAAAGAATAACAAGCCGCGCAATCCCGCAAACTATGATTTTTATTCTGCAGCGGGTAAGATTTATATGTTCTACAAAGGCGACTGGCGCGAAGCTAAGAAAAATGGTGGCGGGGAGTCTTATGATATTACAATAGATGTAGATGCTATTGTGAATTGCTATATCCAAACTGTAAAGGGGGTATATTAATTGAATTCTTACGCTTTTTTAAAAGATACTCGCTTCTTAAAAGCTATAGATAGTCTACCAGTAAAAGAGCAGGTCGTTCGAATAACAGCCTTGTCTTGGGGAGAAGAAGATATACAAGAAATTCAAGGGAAAGTAATCTCTGGCGCCATTAATTTAAATGGCGCCTCCTCTCTTCGGAGAACCTGCAATATAACTCTTTTTGCGGAAGAGTATGAAAATGACTTAACTCAAATCAACACACTTTTCTCTATCAATAGAAAGATTAGAATTGAGTTGGGAATAAAGAATAAAGTTTCTCCATATACTTATGAAACTTTAGATGGGCGCGCGGGAACTGTTCAATATCATGAACTGAATTATGCAGAATTATATGGCGACACCGTCTGGTTTCCACTTGGCATATATGTAATTTTTGACCCAAACATAACTCACTCTATTAACGGAGTTCAGATTTCACTGACATTAAAGGATAAGATGTGCTTGCTGAATGGAGATGCGGGTGGAGTGCTGCCCGCCGCAGTTCAGTTTCATAAGCGTGAACGCGAAAAAGAAGATGGCTCTCTTTTGATTACATATCCAACAATGAGACAGATAATACAAGAGGCAGTTAATCATTTCGGAGAAGAGTCTCTTCCTAATATTATCATTGAGGATTTACCAGAAAGAGTTAAACAGGTTTTGCAGTACAATGGAAACTCTAACCTTTATTATGTTGATACTCAATTTGAAAAGAATCTTTATCTGAAATATGACGAAGCACTCGGTAAGGTTAATGGCAATGCCAATATGATAAAGACAATAGAAAAAGGAGAGAATGTAGGTTTTGTCTATACAGACTTCACTTACCCTGGCGAACTGATTAGTAACGCAGGAGAGACTGTAACAAGCGTGTTGGACAAGATAGTTTCCGCGCTTGGTAACTTTGAATATTTCTATGACGTTTTTGGAAGATTTCATTTTCAAGAGATAAAGAACTATTTAAATACTACTTATACTTCTTCAATTTTGGCAAAAGCAAGTCAAGACGAGAATTATGAAATTGACCTTGTGGCAAGCAAGTCTGTTTACACTTTTGACGGAACTCAATTAATAGAGACGTGTTCTAATGCGCCGCGCTTTGGAAATATAAAAAATGATTTTGTTGTCTGGGGAGTGAAAAAGAGTCTTGATGGAAGTCAGATTCCCATTCGCTATCATTTGGCTATTGACGCGCGCCCGCAACTAAAACAAATTGACGGAAGAAAATGTTATGGAATGCATCGCGCAGAATTTTATATAGATAAAGACCAAATACTAAAGGCCAAGATAAAAGAGGGCGGAACTCCTATTTATACTAAAGATTGGCGCGAAGAGTTGTATTACCAAGGTTTAGAGGCTCTTGATACGGCAACGAACTCAAACTATTATTTCGTTGAATTGATTAATGAGTGGGCAAAATTGTATAATTTACAAGAGCAAAAATTCAAAGATAATGTAAGGAAAAATCCTAGTAGAGTAGATTTTTTCCTAGATATAATAGATGACGTTGCGGGAATAGGTAAATATAGTGTTAAGAATATTGGGCGGCGAAGCATATCTCTCTTAGATGAGAAAATAAACTGTGTTTTTGAAGATGATATTCCAGATATCGTTTTCATTTGCAAAGATATAGATAAATCTAATTTAGAAGATATACAACGAACTTTAACTGCCGACCAATTGAACTTAATAAAGGCGACCGCCGAAAATGAACAAGAAGAAATCTCTTTGACAGAACAATATTACTTAGCAAATATGCGACAAGAGTGTGATAAAGCTGGGCAAGATTGGATTCAAGTTAAGGGAGACATATTTAATCTTTTTTCTATTGGCGGATATCAGAACTCTTGTTTTGAAAAAATAAAGACATTGCTTTATCAGAATACCAACATGGGAGAGCAGATTTCCATTAGCGCGCTACCTATTTTTTATTTAGAGCCTAATACCAGAGTGACTGTTGCGGATAATGCTGCGGGTGTGAATGGAGACTATATGATTAACTCAATTTCTCTTCCTCTTGACATCAATTCCATGATGTCTATTTCAGCAACAAAGTGCGTTTCGAAATTATAAAAAAAGGAAAGGAGAATTAATGGCTTTACAAATTGGACAAATTAGAAAGAAAGGCGGGGCAGGTTCTCAAACATACATGGAAGACGTTCCGTTTTCGCCTTCTTTTGTTTATACGCAAGGCTATTCTCGCGGATTTAAGGATTTTGCTATTACTCCGCTAGGCAATGGGGGCGTTTTTCTTCCAAAGAATACCTATTATTTAAGATTCACAGTAAAGAGAATTCCCGAAAGAACTTATCAAAATACTTTAGGTGTTGTGACGACTTGGGAAGACCCTAATAATATGGACTTCTCTCTTATCTTATATAAAGATACTGGAACTTCGACTGGAGTTCATACAGACGGAACTTATCAAACAGTAGAAAGTAAGTTTTCAGTAGAACCTTATAAGGAATTAGTGAATGAGCCAGAAAAAAGCTTTGAAGTTGTTTTTACACCAAATAACTCATACAAGTTTTTAGCTTTTGAAATGAAAAAAGTTAGTTACGATTATATTTATGGATTCAGAGATACTCTTAATAGTTCAACCTTAAACTTCGATGATAAGGGAGACTTATGTGTTATAAAAAATATTCTACCAATAGGCTCTGATAAGATTGGAGTTCAGTCACAACCTGGCTCTTTATTATGCGTTAATCACGAGCCAATTAGAATAGGCAGAAGCGGTATTTATGAAGTTAATAACGGAGTAAAAATCAGTTTTGTAGGAGTGCTTGCCCCAAATGGAAGTCGAGATGAAAATGTTAAAGACTTTATCTTAGATTACGCTTGGGACAATAGCTAAAAGGAGGCTTAAATGGGATATAGTTTTTATGGCGGCAAAGAAGGTAGAACATATCATTTAGTTGCGCGCTTCGATAGTATTCAAAAAATGGTGGCGGCCTTCCAACAGGGGGGCAGCTACACGGGCGCAAGCTATCATGAATATGTTATAATCGACACGCCCAATAAAGCTAGTAGAGAAAACGGAATTATTTATCGAAGGGGGCTTAATTATCAACAAAATTTTGCTCTCAACAATAATAAGACAACTTTAACAAGAGAAGATACTGAAAAGAAAACTCTTTATGGTGAAGAGGGAATCTTTTATCAGAGCGGGGGAGGGGGGGTAGCACCGCCCGCCGCAGGTTCTCTTTCTCTCTTGGCTAACGCACCAAAATTTTATGAGTACAAATATAAGTTAATTGCGGGAACGCCTGTTAAGATTGAGATTGAATATATTTCAAGAAAGGTTGACGCTGACGGAGAGGACTTGTTCGAACAAGAGTTCTTCAATTTCTGTAAGTCCCCAGGCGGTGGCGCAGAGTATGTCGGTCGGATAGTTGGCCCAGACGGACGCGCGCCGCACCTTTCACTTCAAGATTGGACTACTTTTGTTTCTACTTATCAAAATAGTACAGATGGATTAAAAACAGAGGCAAAAGCTAAAAGAACTCTCGGTAAGATAGATGATACAAAATATAACGATACTATTAAGTATGGCTTTTGTAATGTTTTAGATGAAGTTACTGGAGATGTAAAACAAACTTATATTGGATTTGATTTCCCAATTACTGTTTTTGAGTACTCGGCTCGAACAGTTAAGCCATATGGCGCGACTATAAAGGAAGTTACTTCTTTACCTTCTGTCGGAGAAGAGGGGGTCTACTATAAGTTCAATAGCGAGCATTACCTATGGGACACTTCGCGGCAAGTCGTTGACACAGCAAGTTCTACTTCGGATACAGTTGTTTGGCGCGTTGAGCCAGGGTTTGTTAAGGCCACTCCTTGGGCGGCGACTCACTCTGCTGATTCACCCTATTGGAACTATAGCGGTCTTGTAAGAGAGAAAGCAGAATCGCTTGAGCATCCATTCTACAAGAGTTATGATTTACAAATTCCGAATGGTATTCATGGACAAGACGTTTGTGAAGTAAGCACTCATATTGTTGCGGCAGATGGCCAGCGCATTGACCCTACGACAGATTTCCTTCAAACTGTGGCAAGAGATTCTAATGGAAATATCTCCCATACAGATGATAAGAATTTCTCTATTTATTATAAGACTAAGAATTATAATAATTTAGAAACAGGTGAAATCAGTGAAGAAAAGCACGTTGGATGGCTGAGAGTCGTAGATAGAATCACCGATAATACGAATCCTTCTCCAGAATTAAGTGAATTAGAAAGAAATCATTCATATGTTCTGAATGATAGGGTTGGCGCGCGGGGCGCAGGACTTTCAGAGGGACTCGGATTGCTGTGTATTGTGGCGGGTCAGACGGCCGCCGCGCCTGTAGACTGTTCCGCTTTTGCTGTTGGACATGAATTTACAGACGGGTCGGCGCAATGGAGAGTTATTGAGATAAAAACGACTCCCGCAAACCTTTTAACTGTCCATTACACATATGGCGCAGATAATCAGATTTCGATTCGAATGTTAGACAATTTAAGCCTGTCTAAAGACGGTAGACTATTTGCTAAATATACAGATTTGAGTTCTTCCGTTTATTTAGGAGAAGTCAATAGCATAAAAGAAGTATTTTTCGATAACGAGAATGGCGTACAAAGTTTTATCATTAAATATAATACTAAGAAAAGAGATGCTTCTGGCTTAGTTGTGATAGATAATGACAGAAGCAGAATCCAACTTGAGAACGGAATTGCAAAAAGAGATACTAAGGGATACGTTATCGGATACCCAACAACAGATGAAAATGGATATATCCTAGAGCAAATTCCGCAGCACGTTAAATTTGTTTCTAATATTCAAAAGAATGAAGATACTCAAGTTATTACCTTAACTTATAATGATGGCACAAGTATCAATTTTGGCCCATATTACGCTGTTACAGGCGTTAAGTTAAATAATAACTTAGAGATGGAATTCACTTGGAATTACAAGGACTCTAGCGGCGACTATCATAAAAGTACCTTGAACAGTGTGTTAACAAATGAGCCATTCAAGTTTAAGACTATTAATAAGCTTTGGGTAGATGGTGATGGAGATTTAGACACAGACCAGTTCCTTAAAGCAAATTATAACGTTGGCGAAAAGAACTCTGATGGGTCTCCCGCAACAGGAAATATTGGAGATGAAACTAAGGTAAGTGAATATCCGATTAATAAAATTGAAGCTATCCGAATGAACGGCGACAACTTGTGTGTATTGTATAGTAGTAAATCTAAACGAGATGCACTTTTAGATGACCCCGCTAAGTATTTCATGTTGCCTTACACAAATCCAAAAACTCAAGAGACTAAAAACTATGCTTGGCACAATCTTGGCGCAACATTAAGTAGTAATCATATACTTGGCTTCTTTAGTTCTCTTGCGGACGTTAAGCTAAAGTATCCTTATGGTATAGGTAAGACCGCGGGCGGACAGGTTGATGAAGCAACAAAGAATCGTTCTGGTTGGCTTGCTGTTGTGCGGCAACAGAATGGAGATTTAGTTACTACCGAGACTTATGCTTATGACTACGAGGGGCTTAATAACGGATTGTATACAGCCGACCCCGCTCTCGCTTGGCAAAAAATGGACTCCTTATCTTCTTCTGAAAATGCTAATAACTTTTTAGCAACCTGTACCGCAAATAAAACAGACTATAGAGCAACGGATGCGCAGCCAGTTGCGGAAAATGGGAATGACCCTTCTAAGATAAAACCCAATGGAATTTGGCTTGTTAAAGTTGAAACAGAGGGAATCTTCATTTAAAAAATTTTCTGATTAAAGGGGCATTTTTATGAAATGCCCCCTTTATATTTTTCTAAATAAATAAGAGAGAAAAGAGGAAAAAATAATGGCACGAACTTCGGGTTTTTTTGGTCAACTTACTGGGCCATTTTCTGCGGGTCAAAACTTAGCAACTCAAATAGGAGTGGGCAGGAAAGTTAAGTTTGGAATTTCCATTGGAGAGAAGGACTATATGAAGCTTCAAGACTTTTGTTTTAAGGTGAATAACATTTTAACAAGAGTGAACATCTATATAGGCCGCACTTTCATCTATGAAACTGATGATGGAATTATCTTATCTGAACTTTCTTTTCCTAATGGCGCGCCCGCAAGTACAATTATTAATTTTTCTTTAATAGAGTAAAAGGAGGGTTAAAATGGCGAAAAAAACTAGATTAAAAGGATTAAAACAAAAAAAGAACGGCGGCTTATATTCTGATTTCATTCCTTTTGGAACAGACGGAAAATACATTGATATGCTTGATGGATTAGACCTAGAGCAGCAGTTAAAACTTGGAACTATCTCTCAAGTAACTTTTGGAACCGAACATGGCGGCCTTATTGATGGTGCGCCTTTTGAGAATATTACTGTTATAACACAAGACTTTTGTTCAGAGATTGATGTTGATTACAATGAGCACTATCAAGTAGTCACTAAGATTTTTGATTATAGTTATAACGATACTGGCATTCAACAACTTTTATATCGGTGTGGAGAAGGTAGACCAAAGGAACTAATAAAAACAAAAAAAATCAGAATTACCTATCCAATAGGAGCAACTGGAAATAATTATCCAAATATAACGGAGAGTTTCGTATGAATTGGATAGAGGCTATTGTTTTATATAAAAATATCGAAAGATTTTTGAGAGAATTATTTACATCATAAAAAAGAAGGAGAAAAAAATAAATGGCTTGGGGAGAAATTATTTTCTTAGAGAAAAAATTGAAAAATCTTTTTTCTAATATGCTTTTACCTGCGGCTTTTGTAGAATTTAGAAAATCCGAAGATAAGAATAATGAATTTTATAAAGCACCTCAAAAACCCATAAAAGGCGCAAAGCCAAGGTCGCTCTGGTTTCCGCGGTCACTAGATATATCGATGGGGTCGGAAGGTAATAATAACCTTACAGTAAAAGGTTTCTATAGTTTAAAAGATGATGGAAAAACTTGGAACGATTTTACTGAATTTGCTGTTGACGATAGAAACGTCAGAATAAAGAGCGTAGACGGTTTCGTTAGCGGAACAGCAGGGGAGAAACCCACTTATTCATTAAAAGAAGTTCTGGGTGAGTTTAGCGAAGGTGATTATCTTCGTCAAGTGGACGGGGCAGGAGTGGGTACTACAAAGAGTGCGCCGCACACTATTATGAAAAGATTAAAAACCTTAGAGACAGATACTGTTGATAAGGCGGCGATGGAAGCTAATAACTTGGCTTTAGAAAATAAATTTGTAAAGAAGAATGGCGGAGCAATAGAAGATACGGTCATCTCGTATAACGCAAGTCCAATTTTATCAGCGGATATATCAGAATTTAATAATCCCTATGCGCAGATGCCTTCTTTGTTGGGTCAAGTTGGAATAAAAACTAATAAGCTTATTAGCAGATTGGTTTTGTTTTATGAAAATACAAAAATGTGGATGCAACAGCTTTGGGGAACTAACATCAATACCTCTGTAGATGTAAATTATTCCTTTGGAGGCTCTAATCCTCAACAGACTAATGAATTTTACAGTGTGGCGGCTCTTAATCAGTATTTTAAAAGTGTTTTAGGTTATGATAAGCCCATTCCTAATGAAACTGGTAAAGTAAAAAGTTTGGTTGATGCGGCAACAACTTTCTTAGTTAATTCCCATGTAAATCCGCAAGGTTATATGAAAGACGTGTGGCTAAATCCAGATGATGATGGATATTATGACCATAATAAAATCAACTTAGACCATATCCATAATCCAAATGGATATATAATGAGAATTAGAACTGACGTGCTAGAAGTAAACGCTTTTAGCAATAGTTTAACAGAAGTTGCGAGCGGCAACGCTTTCTTGGTTATAGGATTTTCTGCTACTATGGATAAAGAAGCAACTTTGCAGAACGGCCGCAACATGAAAGTTTATTACGGCGTTCAAATGGCTATTGGATTCTATGGACAAATTTTTATGAGGCAATGCCCATACCATCCAAACGGCGGATATTTTTCTGACTGGAAGAAGGTCTGGGACTGGCATCAAGCATAAAACACAATAAAAGGAGTTTGAAATGAAAGTTAAAGTTAATGATGTAGCTTTTGAATTAATGACACATGATAGTTTTCGTTCTATTGGAGATAACGATTTAGAGATTGTGCTTAAAGAAGGGGATGCTTCTTTAGAGGAAGTCGAAGAAGCGTTTTCAGATGCAAAAAAAATATCTCTTTTAAATGAAGAGAATGAAGAAGTGAAGATTTTAAAAGACTTTTCAGTTTTGAACGGAGTTCAGAAGAAATTTTCTTATCAATACAGCGCTTTAAATCCCGCGAATGGCTCTCAAGAGATGAAAAGTGGAACGGCAATTATTGTGAATTTATCTAAGCCTACCGCAAGAGAAATTTCGTTAGCTAATCAAGCTAAAATTGACTATCTGACAACTTTGGTCGAGAAGGAGTAATTAAACGATGAGTAAGAATTTTTATAAATGGAAAGAGTATTACGAGAAGGGCTATCTTGAGGCTGCGCAGCTGCACAATTTAATTGGTAAGAAAAAAGGCTTGACCGCAGAAGAATATACTAAAATAACAGGTTTACAGCCGTAACAAAAAATCCCCCTATTTTATATAGGGGGATTTTTCTATTGACTTTTTTAAAAATTTTTTGTATGATATGCCTAGGGGGACACAAAAGAAAGAAGTAGGAAAGTGAAAACGCCATGAAACTTTTAAGTTTAGATATAAGTACGAAAAGTACAGGTTGGGCAATTTATGAAGATAAAAAGTTAATAGATGCTGGATGCGCGGCCAGTGCTTCTAAAAACGTTTATGAAAGAATAACTAATATAACAAAAGAAATAGAAAAAGTTATTGAAAAGTATATGCCGCAACAGGTGATAACAGAAGAACCAGAACCTGCTTTTGTTGGAAATAATTTAAATACATATCGAAAATTAACTTTTATACATGGAACTATATCTATTATGCTAGATAGATATAATTTAGATATGAAACTTGTAACTTCTAGCCATTGGAGAAAAAAAGTTGGAATAAAGACTGGCGCGGGAGTTAAGAGAGAATTCTTAAAACAAGCAGACATCACAAAAGCAAAAGAACTCGCAAATGGAATTGTTGAAATTACCAATGACGATATTGCAGACGCAGTTTTAATAGGATATAGTCATTTAATAGAAAAAGAAGAACCAGAAAAACTTTTTTGGGATTAAAAAAAGAGCCTAGTCTATAATATTTTATAGACTAGGCTCTTTTTTATTTTCCAGTAGACCCAAATCCGCCACTTCCTCTTTCGGTTTCATTAAGACTCTTTGTTTCTTTGAACTCAACTGCGAGATAGGGGACAATCATCAGCTGCGCGATTCTATCTCCAGGGCAGATATATCGAAGATGGTCAGTGTCATTGTGAATGGCGACGATGATGCTACCACGATAATCTTCGTCAATAAGGCCGGGAGTATTTGCGGGTCGCAAACCCTGTTTAGTAGCAAGGCCAGACCGCGGAAGGACTAGACCAGCAGTATTCTCTGGAAGAGCGACCGCAATCCCAGTATCAATCTTTACTGTCTTATGCGGCTCGATGGCAATGTCGCCGCTCCCGCAAGCAAACAAGTCATAGCCCGCCGCATAGTTACTTCCTCTTTTGGGCATCTTAGCATCTTCATGAAGTCTAACAAAAGGCACAGTTGTCATTTAATTACTCCTCTTCGTACTTGATAACGTTGATTGCGCTGACAGGTTCTTTTTCTGAATCAATGTTCTTATATAGTGTCACTCGATACCATTCATCAATGACTTCACCCTTTTGCTTCGCGGTCTTCGCTTCATTAGAGTATTTTGTAATTTCGTAGCTACTCGTATTTGCGCGCTGTGCTTCAATAAAGGCTCGCGCCTCGTCTTCACTGTCGCATCGATATCTTTCAACCGTACCAAATAAATGAACACTCATCCTTGCCACTCCTTTATCTCAAAAAAGATTTTGTTTTTCCGATACTTTTGTAACTCTTGTTTCTGGATTTCTTTAATGACCTCTTCAAGATAAACTGGTTTTCCTTCACAAAAGAAAGTCACTCTATCTAAGTCTCCTTGTTCCAAAATGAAGTTAGTCATATTAGAAAGTTCAAAAGTTTTTTCTTCGGGTTCTTTTTGATTACTTGAAGAGAAATAAGCCTTTTGTTGAATAACAAAGGGATTAATTTTCAAAATTAGTCTTTTCAATAATGAGAACTCCTTTCTTTAATCAACATTCGATTACTGCGGAACTGTAATTGAATAAGTAATAACAGAAATCTTCTCCATCTATCCTCAGCCAGATTTCATAAGCATCTTTTGCGGCGGTCGGCTCGATTGAGATAATGTAGCCGCGCTCCTTAAGACAAACAATGAGTTCATCTGTTGCAATTTTAGGAGAATCTGGATGAGTAAGTCGAAAAACGGTATAATCTCTGCGGTCATTGCATAAAAGCATTGAGTACACACTTCCATGCTTCTTAAACCAATTTAGAATTTCTTTTCTCTTGTTACCCAAGTCTCCCTCTGTCATAACACATTCTTTTGAAGAAAGCTGTTTATTCATGTCATAAAGAGTTGCGTTTAAGTCTACTTCTCTCATATTCTTACCTCTTATAATATATAATTATATCAAAAATTTTTATTTTTTTCAAGAATTCTTTGATTTGTACTGCCAACTAAGGGCTGACTTACGTCTCGCAAGGACTCGTCATATAGGCCATCTATCAGATAGTCTATCTTATCCAAGATTAGCGCCAAAGGTGCGGCAATACGAGCATTCTTTTTTAATTGTTCTATTGTATATCCTGTCCAAACAAAAATCTTGATATGCGGATAAACAGTGCGAACAGAAGCAATAAGTTGACTTACAAAATCAATATTTTCTTCGCACAAAGGTTCGCCGCCAAGCACAGAGAAATTTCTTTCTATGCCATTCGCGCAGATAGCTTGAATCACTTCATTTTTAATGTTCGTTGGAAGAGGGGTGCCGCCCTCAAAATCCCAAGTCTGCTGATTATGGCATCCATGACATTTATGAGGGCATCCCTGTGTCCAAAAACTGACACTCACTCCTCTGCCGTTTACAAAATCATTTTTTATAAGACCGGCATAGTTCAAAGTATTATTCCTTTTCTGAATTTAATTGTCCCAATTTCTTAGTGTGCTTATAGCGCTTCTGAACTTCATCTTGCTTTCCTTTGTTGAATGCGGTAACAAAGTCGCCTGTTAAGTAGCCCGTGACCCGTCTCAATCTCTGAATGTGTTTGCCGCCGCACACAGGACAAGTATCATTGAGTTCGTCAGTGTAGCCGCAATCAAGGCAAGTATCATTTGGAAGGTTTAAAGCGAAATAAGGAATATCCTTATCCATTGCATAATTAACAACAGTCTCAAGTGCTTCTAAGTTGTGTTGCGTGCTTGTGTCAATCTCAACATAAGTAATGCAACCCGCATTAGAATATCCTGTTAATTGAGACTCAATGTCAATCTTCTCAAAAGGAGAAATCTCTTTCCAAACAGGAACATGGATTGAGTTAGTGAAGAATTCATTTTCACTGACATTTTTAATCTTTCCATATTGCTTTTGGAATTTCTTCATTGCTGTGTAGCATAAATTTTCGGCAGGAGTGTAATACACTCCAAAATTATAATGGAATTTTCCATACTTTTCATCGAAATGTTCTTCCTTCTTGAAGGCCGCACATTTCTCATTAAAAAGTTTTTCAATCTTCTTAGCAAGTTCCATTCCTTCTGGAGTTGTCTGGTCTTTGCCAACAAGAATCTGCAAAGTTTCTGCCAAGCCAATTTGACCAACTGCAAGAGTACCATGCTTCATGGCAGAGAAAATACTCTTTCCATCGTATCCAAGCATAGTATTGTTTTCATACATAAACTTTGCGCTGTCTGGAGATTGCTCCACGATATGCCAGAATCTATCAATTAGCATATCTTTTGAAATATTAATGTTCTCATCCAAAAGCTTCATGAATACTTCAACAGGATTCTCTCCTTTTTGATTCTGAACTGCTTTCATTGCTAAAGTCGGAAGAATAATAGTAACTGGCGCAATGTTACCTCTTCCATCTTTTGTTTGCGGATTTACGCCTTCATCCGCGTTTGCGTCTGCGCCGTTATACGTGCGGCATCCCCATGCCGTAGATAGACTATGTCATCATCCAATATTGTTTTAACCTTTATTGGATGCTCGCCGTTTCGGGAAATAAAATTCCCTACTCTACTCATTTATTTTTATTGATTTTTCTTCAATAATATACTTTCGATAGTCGTTGAGCTTTTATTATTAAGTTTTCACTTAATAAACTTAGCACACGAGTTGGCGCTTTTTATTGCGCTTTTCTCCGTTTAGGCGAGTTTTTCATATAATATTACTATTATAAGCCACAGGATGTCTTTAGTCTATGGTACTTACATATGTCTTAGGGTCGTTAATATCATACCCCTTGTTTACGCTCCAGTCAACATTCGCATAGTTAGGATACAATCTCTGCGAAGTAGAACGAAGAGCCAGTTGGAATAAATCGTAATTTGGGTCGCCAGGCTTACGATTGACGCCCTTCATGCACTGAAAGATTGTGCATGGGAAAATATAAGTTTTATGAAGCTTGCCGCCGCCATTAATAGATTCTTGAAGGATGGCTTTTGTTACCATACGACCTTCTGGGAGAGTACAGGTTCCGAAGTTGATTGAAGTAAAAGGCAACTGCCAAGTTCTTATCTGTAAGCTTTTTATCTTACACTCTGGAGATTTCTCTCATTTTCATTTGACGGTCTTTTCCGTCCCAGTGTAGCGTACATCTTCACCCACAGCATCACCTGTTTGGGGCTGAACACTCTTGGCGGGATTATATTTATTCACCCACTACGCGTTACGGTGATTCTTAGCCTTTCGCAATCTAAGAATTTACCTCGGTATCGTCATATCTTTTTAAGACTTAGAGTTTACCGATTTTGTTCAGTTTTTTGCTAAAAAATTTCTTTTTTAGGGAAACCAGTTTGTTAATTTCCACTTCTACTTTGTAATGTATTAAGGTTATGGAACATTCCCTCTGCGGCTTGTTGAGTTTCCTTCTCGGTCATATCCATTGCATAACGAAACGCCGCAGGCTCTTTCTTGTAAAACTCATCTTCAATAGACAAGTTAAACAACTCTTCTTTGTTGTATTCTTTTGTATCTGCGCCAAAATACTTCAGGCCATCCAGATAATGTTTTACAAAACTCTTTCTGACATAAGGTACCATTGTCCAGTCAACGTGAGTTGCTGAAACACCCGTCTCATCCCATATTTCTATGGGGGACTGACTATATCTTAACGAGTTAATAAACTCGCAAAACCCATTTCAAATTGCGTATCAATAGCAATCTTACTCCTCCGATTCGAGGATAGTCGATACAGGATTATAATTATTTATATCAATAATCTCATTATTTAACATCCATTGTTTTTTTTTACTTATGGACACTATTGAGATTAAATAATTATTTTCCCACGGGATTACCATACCTTAATAGGCTTAGGCTTCCCCGTTAGCATATGCATTATTTGTTTAATCCGCATATACCCCTGTGATGAGCAGGAAAAGGTTTAACAGGCAGCTTTTTATCTACCAAATTGTTGTAAAGATTGCAACTGGAACACAACAGCAAGAAGTTGAAAGGCGGAATTGATACTACCCGCAGGTCTTATATCCATTTGTCTAGTATTGAAGCCTTTTGCGAGAATGTCGTCAAATGGAATCGAGAGACAATTATGCTGCCCGACCGCATAACTGTCAAGATCATGGATATAGATTTCATTGTCAATATGTTTCTTTGCGGCGTAGCCTGGGACAAAGTGTTCAAGAGCGACCTTCTTCATAAGAACCGAATCTGCTTCACCTTTGCGGCCGCCAAAACTCATCTCGTCCACATTAGCGTTCTGATTCTGGACGTTAGAAGCCTCTAACTTCTCAAAAATTTCTTGCATCCAGTCAGTGTTCTTCTCTCTGTCTTTTGTTCTCTTCTCTCGATACTTGACATAGGCTTTCGCTACATCTTTTCTCTTGGTAGCCATCAGACCGTTCTCGACTAAGTCTTGAATCTCCTCAATACTTAACTGACCCTTTTCTTCTGCGCGCTTCTTTATATACTGGGCGATGTTTCCCGCCTTCGCGTAAGCGTATTCAGAAGTGTCTCCGTCAACTTCAATAAAGGCCTTTAAGATTGCTTTCACAATCTTTTCTTCATTGAAATCAACCTGTCTACCATCTCTTTTAGTTACTTTTGTCATTACTTTTCCTCCTAGTTAGTTATTTTATGTTAAGGAAGGAACATTTTGCGCCCAAGATATAATAGGCGCAAAAGTTCCTGTATATATTATGAAAAGTTGACTATTTTGGTTTAGTTTTTTTGCCCGCTCTCTTTAGAAAAATTTTCTAACTCATAGATACGTCTTTGTATATACCAAATAGCCTTATTTAAATCTTCTACTGTCTTAGTTGGGTCTTTCTTTCCCGCGCGGGAAATATACTTAACAGCATTTCCAAGACAAAAACCCAATCCCCAAGCCTCAATAGCCTCTATTGTTTCGATTCCATTCTGATAATAGCTAGGATTAATAGCGTCCATTTTTACTCCTCGTCCTTTCTTTCATGGGTAAGTACCAGTTCGCCATTTGGCTCTACACTAATAATTTTATAAAGCTGATGGCCGCCAGTGCTTTGATATTTTTTAGCAACAAAAGTATCTTCTCTGCGGAAGCCCGTTATCATCAACTTCTCTCCGCGCTTAAACCAACCTTTTTCAACAACCTTTTTAGTTCCATCCTCTTGAACTTCACTTAACTGTCTACCAAACATTGCATAATATTCTTTTGTAAACTTCACACTTACAACGCCGCCCGTAGTCAATAGGAAGATGCTGTTGCGCGCATCGTTCTTACTAATTACAGTTCCAATAATACGATTTAGCTTAAACAAAGGAATCTCACGATTACCCTTTTTAAAAGTTCGCTCTACAATAGGCTCTCTTGACAAAGTTCTAAAATCTATAGCCCCGTAACGTTGCATATCCGCGTGCGCCAACTCATGCTCATGGTAATAGAAGCATAAAGCCTCCATCTCCCAAGCGGAAATTGACCCTTTCGCATACTTGTCCCAGACCGCCTTAAACAAACGCTGATTATAAGCGGACAGTATTTCCTGCTGATGGTCTGCAAGATGGGCGCGCACCTTGTCCATTATACTGGAGTAAATCTTATCCCAATCCTTTTGAAGAATCCCAATATCGCCATGTTTACCAATCTTTAACAACTCTTCATCAAAGAACTCTCTATAGAAATTCTGACTTGGGTTATCCAGAACATAATACTCTGCGCTTTTCTTTCCTTTTAAATACTTATTAAATCTAAAAACTCTGCGCTCAAAATCTAATTCTGCAGGCAAAAGACCTTCCTCAATTAATCCATTAAGATTCTGCAATGTAAGTTTGTTCTTTGCATTGCAATTTATGGATAAATAATAAATCATTGCGGCCAGTCTTGGGTGAATATTGATTTTCTCATTTTCCATCAAGGAGTCAAAGGCGCCGCCCTTAATCAAACTAAGCATTGCTGTCTTTCCAAGCGCGCACTTCTGAATAAAATCTTTCAAACTTAGATAGGGTCTGTTCTGAATGATTTTCTCAATGACTTCCGCATTTACTCCGCTTAAAGCTTTCAAACCGAAAATGATTTGATTATTCTTCACATCGGGCAAGAATCCATAGTCTGATTTATTAATATCAACTAACGACACTTTTATCTTTTGTTCAATGATTTCTCCCAATGCCTTCGCCAACTTAGCATAATCTGTTGTTGCGGATTCTGCATCCTCAAGTGAGCCGCTATTAACAACTAAACAGGCGGTATTCCAATAGATAGGATTCCATCTGGTAGCAAGGTAAGCAGTCTGAAAGCCGATTAGACTATAAACGCTAGAATGGATTTTCGAGAAACTATATCCAAGCTGCGGCTTAACGCCACACTCCCACACATACTTAGCTATTGCAGGAGATTTAGCCATCTCTTTAATCTGCTTCTTCAACTCTGGAATCTTATCCATAAGCTTTTTACCGACTAATTTGCGGGCGGCGTTGGCTTCTTTCAAGGAGAATCCGCAAATCCCCTCGTCCATAAGCATCATCATTAACTGCTCTTGGGAAGGCGGGACGCCGTAAGATTCTTTAAAATATGGCTCAAGAGTCTCCATCTCCTTTTGTGTCAATCCCGCATTTTTCATTTCTTGATACCATAACTTAATATTATTCTTGAAGCGGACGTACTTATCCAAAGGGGTCTCTGCGCCAGGTTCAGCCGCCATTAGTCTCATCAGAGAGTTTGCGTCGCTCATCTCTGTAATCGTTGTAGGCTGAATTTTTTTAATTGCTTGACTTCCAACATCACTGTCGAACTGGAAGATATTAAGGATTTTTCCAGCTTGAATATTCTTCCATGTAGCTTCATCTCCAAGAGGCAGAACATCGGGGGAAAAGTATTTATCATATACTTGCCGCAACGTTAAATCTTTTTCAATTTCTCCATTCTCTTGTAAGAAAAGAATTGTTTGCGCAATCTTATCCTGCACTTCGGTAACAAGCATATCATACTTTGTCATACCTTGCGCCTCTGCATCATGAAGGTCGCAAGCCGTAATCACTTCTCCTCTTGGAGTTCTCATAAAAGCCCCAAATTGATAGGGGTCTTCATCCATAAAAATAACTCCAGAAGCATGAGAACTTCTTTTGTTGATTAGACCAACGATTCCGTTCATAATCTCAAAGAGGCCGGGATACCCTTCCATTTTCTTGATAAACAAGTCTGATTTCTTACGGTTCTTTTCTTTATTGCCATACATAACATCAGACAGTGACCAAGAGAATCCTCTCTCTTGAGGAATTAACGAAGCAATGTACTGCGCCTCGTCAACATCAATTCCGTCGGGACAATCTTCTGAACGGTAG